ATGAACGCCCTGCTCATCATCCTGGCCGTGATCGCGGTCATCCTGCTGTTCGTCGGTGGTTTCACCGCGAGCCTGAAGTTCCTGCTGTGGGTCGGGATCGTGCTGCTCGTCATCGCCGTGATCGTGTGGCTGCTGCGGACCCTGACGGGTCGTCGCAGCTGACCTCGTCCCGTACCGGACGTACTGGAGGCCCTCACCCGCTAGCCTTGCGGGTGAGGGCCTCTAGCTCAGTTGGTAGAGCACCGGACTTTTAATCCGAGGGTCGTGGGTTCGAGCCCCACGGGGCCCACGACAAGAACCCCCGGTCAAGACCGCAATGGTCTCGACCGGGGGTTCTGTGGATTACGGGGCCGTGGGGCAGGCGTGGGGCAGGACGCCTCACGCGGCGAACGTCCGAGCGGCACGGGCACGCACGCCGGCGTCCGTCGTTCGGATCACGCGGTGGGCGACGATCGGGAACTCCTCGAGCACGTCGCGGCGTCGCACGAGCTGCAGGAGCCTCTGCCGGTACCGCACCCACGAGATCCCGAGGACGTCGCGCACCGCGGCTTCCTTCGACCGGTCGTTCCGCGGGTACTGCTCCTCGAACATCAATATGGCTCGCTCGTCGTCGTTCATCGCATCGATCGTCCGACACGAGAACGCCCGCCAGGCGGTCACCTGGCGGGCGTTCGGACGTGCTGAAGGTCAGAGGCCGAGGAGCTTCCGCTTCGCCGCCGTGAACTCCTCATCCGTCAGGATGCCGGACTGATGAAACCCGGCCAACCGCTCGAGCTCCGCGTTGAGGTCCGACGCCGCCGACGCCGGCGCAGCAGGCGCAGATGCCGCCGCGTGCACCGGGGTCCCCTGGTAGTTCACGTGCGACGTGGTCTCCCGCACACGGAGCGCCTCCCGCGCCGAGTACGCCGTGTCGTTCAGGACCGTGACGCCCTCACGGAAGTTCGGGATGTCCTCGAGGAGTACCGCCTCGCTGCTCCCGTCCGCACGACGAGCGTGAAGCGTGATCGTCCCGACGCCGCGGGCCCGCTGCGCCATCGACTGCTTCGCGTCGACGTCGAAGATCTCGTGCGTGCGGATCTGCTGCGCGTTCGTCCGGATCGTCCCCGACTCGAAGTACAGGTACTCCGGAGTCAGCGTGTACCGGCCGCCACCGATCCCCGTGAGCGGCTTCCCGACCGCGGCCCAGATCGTGTCCGGGTACTGCTGCGCCTCCCGCGAGACGATCGACCGCCCGGCATCCGCCAGCTTCGACCCCAGCCCGGCACGCTGCGGCGCCGGCGCGGGCGCGGGCGCGGCCTGCGTCTGCTCGGTCCACTGCTGGCCGTCCCACCAGCGAGTCGTGCCCTGCGCGTCCGGGTACCAACCAGCGGGCGGCGGCGGGTTGTTCGTCATCGTCGTTCCTCTCGGTGCGTCGATCGCAGCGTAGCGGCCTGAACGGACATGCAGCAGCCCGCGTGCGTGGGCCATGTCGGAGGCCGCAGTGATCATGATCACCATGGACTTCACGACCCACTACGTCGCGCGGATCTTCGACGAAGGCGTAGACATCACCCCGGAGAGCTGGGGCCTATGGCCGCGTTCCCCTGCAGGACAGCCTGCCGGGACGCTGGACACCGCGCTGCAAACAGGTGGTCCGGTCTACCGATTCGAGCGCTCGGGCGACGAAGACGAGCGGCATTGGGTGAACTACCGACTCGTTGGGCTGGCTCCACGTGAGTGAGCCTGCAGCGCACCAGTGGGCGCCACCCGAGCACCAGGACGTCCCGATCTACGCCGCCGAGTCGATGCCCCTCGAGACGATCGGCAGCCCCGAGCCTGTCGACCCACCGCAGCCCGTCTGGATCTCCCGCCTCGCGTTCGAGCAGATCGGCGAACTCACCAAGGTAAAAGCGTTCGCCGTCGCCCGGTCCGACGTCGCCGTGTTCGTCGAGATCGCTTGGCAGGGCCGCCTGCAGCGTGCGTGGGTACCACGTGGCACGGTCACCGTTCGCCAGCTCGCCCCGCAGCGCGACTGATGGCCCGGCGTCGACGCGACCGGTGGACCCTCGGCCCGGCATACTCGCTGCCCGAGCTCGCCCGCGGCGGACCCGAGGTCGACCTGCCCGTCCCGGACCCGGTGCTCGCCTGGGTGCAGTTCCCCGACCGCATTCTCGAGGTGGAAGCGCGTGTCATCGCGCACACCGAGCGGGCGGTGCTCGTCGAGTGGGGCTTCGGTCAAGGAGCCGACTGCGCCTGGGTGTGGCGCGACGCCGTGCGGTCCGGTTTCAGAACTCGATGAGACCCGACAGCAGCAACGCGGTCTCCTCGATCTTGTGGACGTGCAACGCGACCTCTTCCATGTAAGAGGCCATCGACTCGTCGTCGATCCGGATGATCGACACGCCGTTCATCTCCAGCGCAACCATCGCGGCCGCCCAAGCTGTCCTCTTGTTACCGTCGAGGAACGCGTGGGCGGCCGCGATGCCGTGCATGAGGACCGCCGCCTGCGAGAAAACACTGGGGTAGAAGTACGAGTTACCCCAGCCCTGGTAAGCGCGCCCAACCGCCGCTTCGAGCTTTCCCCGGTCGATGATCGGGGCAGACTCCATCGTGTCGTGAAGGGCGATGACCTGCTCGACGGTGACTTGTCGCCTCACCGAGTCGCGAGGAGGTCGAGCGCTGACTTCCACTTCTCGACGACCTGACGGCCAACCTCGGCCACAGAGTCATCGTCTGCAGCGGCCATCGGGATCTGTACGACGGGAACGTCCTTTCCCTCGAGCGACCGCTGCAGGTAGAGACGCTTCACCGCGGCCATGTCGATTGGCGTGTTCGTTCGAGCCTGAGACGAGACGCCGCCGCGCGCCACGATCCACGGGGCGTCCTTGTGCGTGAGGTTGATGAGGTCGGTGGGGGCCATCGCTCCGTACCGCGCGAGGACAGCGTCGATCACGGACTTCGAGTCGTCGTCGAGCTCCCCGTGATACTCCGGCATCTGCGAATACTTCTGCGTGACCCAGACGCCGCGGACGACAGGGCCGTCTCGCCAAGCCTCGATCGTGTCTCCGAAGATGGGCCGGCCGTTGATGCCGAGCGACCATGCCTGCGAGAGGTAGAGGAGCTTCTGTGTCTTCCAGCCCCATGCGCCCGGGATCCGGGACTCGATGTACGCCGCCACTTGCGTCGCCGTAATCATCACGCCACCTCCCGGGTATCTATCCACACTTCTGGGCGAGTTATCCACCGTCTGTCCCCAGATTTTCCACAATGCTACCGACACTGTGCACAACGTTGCTCAAGTACACACCGTCATCCCCGTAAGCGCCATACGTATCGCGAGCCGCGAACGGGGTACGACGAAAGACCCCCTCGAGACTCCGTGAGGAGCCCCGAGGGGGTCAGTTCGTTCAGAGGTTCAGGCCGACCGACGTCGGCAACGCTCGAGCGGCACGCTCGAACGCGTACGCGATCACCTTGTGACCGATGTTGTTCGGATGCAGGCTGTCCGCCGCCCGCATCGACGCGTTGTCGAAGAACGGGGACGGGTCGACGACCTTCACCAGCCCGTCCGCCGCGAACTCCGCCGACGAGCAGATCGCGTCGATCAGCCCGTTGAACACCGCCACGTTCTCCGGCGTCCGGTTCGACGAGGCGCCGTTCACGTTCAGGCCCGCCTGCGGCGGCACGACGATCCGCCCCACCAGCACCGGCGCCGGCGAGTCCGCCTTCACCACGTACCCATCGAAGTAGAGATCGCCCGTGCCCTTGGTCACAACGACCGTCATCGTGGTGCCCGGCGACGGGTTCACGATCCGGACCGGCAGCGGCGACCACTGGTAGACCGGGCTCGTCGAGGCCTGCGTCGACGAGTACTCCGTCGTGTACGCCGAACCGTTCACGGTCACCGAGAACGGACCGCCACCAACGCTCGTCGGTGAGAAGCCGAGGAGCATCAGCGAGATCTCCGCGGCCGTCGTCGTCACCGTCACCTTGTCACCCGACACCGACGAGAACTTCGGGTTCCCGGTGCGCGTCTTCACCGTCGTCTTCGCCGTCCACGTGCCCGTGTACGCGATCGACGCGTCCGTGCCCGGCAGCCACGTGCCACGCAGCACCCGCAGGCAGCCCTTCAGCGCCACCTGGAACCCGATCTTCTCGGCGGCGTCGTCCGACGCCGCTACGTTGATGATCGAGTTGATGCCGCTGTTCAGCACGTGCAGACCACGCCGGTTCGCCGTGATCAGCGTCATGACGTCGCCGAGGGTCTGCGCCATCTGCGTACCGCTCACACCGGCGTTCGTCGGTGACACCGATCGGAGGCGAGTCGGGAGCAGGTTCGCGAACCCCCGACCGGTGGCCGTCGCGCCGGACCCGACGACGAACGAGTCGCCGTACGCGTAGTACGGCACCTCAGTCGCCGGTGAGACCTTTGCGAAGTCGACCTCGGACACCCCGACGTTGTTCACCACCGGCAGCGCGAGGTACGCGGTCACACCGTCGCCGATGCGGATCTCCCGGGTGTTCGTGTCGAACGCGATCGCGCCGGCTGGGAGTACCGGGTTCGAGGCCGCCCAGCCCGCCGTCGTGTTCGTGCGCGCCCGGCGGAAGAAGTCCGCCCAGGCGTCCCGCACCGGCCCGAGCGGCAGGTTCGTCGCCGGGTCGATCGCCGGCACCGGGCTCACGTTGCCGCCGAGCTTGTACCGGCCATTCGCCGCGTCCCACGTCACGACGGCGTAGATCGGCAGGTCGAGGTATCGCGTTGACCCGTTCCCGATGCGGAGGTCGCCGGTGTCGACGTCGACGGCGGGCTCACCGATCGCGAGGACCGGGTTCGTGTTCGCCCAGGCGGTCGTGGTGTCGCGGCGGACTTGAATGCGAGTCGGCATCACTGGCTCCCTTCCGACGGTGCTGGCGTCGGTGTCGTGATCACGTCGACCCGGCAGGGGCCGTCGATCGTCTGAGTGGTGTCATCCGTGAACGTGACCGTCCACGTGCCGTCCGCGTTGCACGTCAGCGACGCGATCCCACGGCCGTCCTTGCCTGCCGCGCCATCCGCGCCCGGGGTCCCTGCTGGTCCGGCGGGTCCCTGCGCTCCGGTGCTCCCCGTCGCGCCCGCGGATCCGGTTTCGCCAGTCGCCCCTGTCTGCCCGGGGACGCCCATGTCGCCAGTCGCGCCGGTCGCGCCCGTGGCACCGGGGCTGCCGTCGGCTCCGTCTCGACCGTCACGGCCGTCGGAACCATCAGCGCCATCAGCACCCGCGACACCAGCGGCACCAGCTGCCCCAGTCGTGCCCGACGTCGCCGTAGACGGGACGTCGTCCGGCTTCGTCGTCGACGGCTTCACACCCTGCTGCTCCGACTCGTCGTACAGCTTCGAGTACTCGTCGAACAGCCGGTCGTACCGCTTCGACGACTCCGAGCTCGCGGCGCCGAGCTGAAAGTTCCGCGTCCGGAGCGCATCGATCGTCGCGAACTGCGACGCGACAAGCGCCACCACGGCGGTAATCGCCGCGATGACGACGACCCACGTGATGACCGACTGCCACGCCGCAGTGAACAGCCCGCGGACGAACCGAAGGGCGAAGCGTCGACGCGTCATGGTGCACCTCCCCGAGCCAGCAGTATCCCGACGATCGCCGTGATGATCGGACCCGCGATCGCGAGGGCGATCGACAGAGTCGCCGTCTTCCGCATCCGATCGGCGTCGGCCCGCTGCGCCGCCTCAGCGTTGTCGCGTTCGCGGGACTTCGTGTGGAAGGCGTCGATCTCGTCGCGCATGTCCTTGATCTGCGCGTCGAGGGCCCGCCTGTCGGCCTGGTACGTGTCTTGCGTGACGACCTTGCCGCCGAGCAGGTCGATCGACTGCTGTACGCGCTCGAGGCCGCGCATGAGCTCCCACCCGGTGGGCTCGGGTCCCTGTGGCTCAGGCACAGCGTCCCCTTCCATGGGTCGGAGTGATCAGGACGTCGCGAGGTGCTTCGGCTCGTCGTCATCGACGACGTCAGGCCCTACCGGCTGTTCCGCCTCGTCAGTGCCGACCTGCTCCTGCGCGTCGAGCTGGGCGCGCACCCAGTCGGGCATGTCGAGCTCGGGGAGATCGAGTGTCACGTTCTCGACGACGGACCCGTCCGCCTTGATCGTCGACACCTTCACGGTCTCGCCCTTCGCCCACGCGGCGGCTACTGCACCGCCGAGCGTGATGAGGCCAACCACCCACGGGTCCGGGTGCCAGTCGGGGTTGATCGCGGCGATGACGGACGTCGTGCCACCCGTGGTCACACCACCCGCGACGGCCGCCTTCACCTTCGACGAGATGTCCGACCACTTCCGGTAGACCTTGACGAGGCCCTCTGCGATGTTCGTCATGCGTTCGCCTTCCGCGCGAGCTTGTTGATGGTGCCGGCGGCGACCTTGCGCACGACCGGGTTGTTCTTGTTCCACGCCTCGAGCTCCGCCGAGTTGCTGAACGTGAAGAGGCCAGCTGTCTCGTCGCCTCCGACGAATCGCTTGCCGTCCGTGTAGACCACGGCCTGGGGCTGTGCCATCTCGTCCTCCTGAACGATGTCGTGCCCCGGAAGACCCGGGGCGGGTGTGGTGCCGCTGGTGAGGTCCCAGCCGCCGTAGTGCGACAGGAATCCGAGGACCGCCCGGCCGCCGGTCACGCGGACGCGCTCCCGGATCGTGGTGCGGGCGATCACCCCGGACCCCGCCGCGTCCGTCGCGGGGCCGCCCGAGTCGAATCCGACGCCGCTGCCGTCAGCGACGAACACGTCCCCGAACCGGTAGTTCTCGTCCCCCGGCCAGCGAGGACCGGGCAGCGCGCCGAGCGCGATGACCATGCCGCGCGGGATCTTCGTCTGGCCGTCGATGATGGGGTGGCGGTGCTTCATCGGGGCGTTGTTCCACGCCGCGATCGCGGACGGCAAGGGCGTGGTGTTAGGGATGGTCGGGAGTGCGAAGTACGTCCACCGTGCGCAGTTCCCTGGGCGGTTGCGTCCGGGCGCGTACCCGTCAACCGACATGGTGAGGAACCGGTCTGGCGCAGAGGTGACGTCGACTGACGGCATGGTGCTCCTTCAACGAGAAGAGCCGCCCGGAGGCGGCTCGGAGATCAGGGTGGGGTGCGGCTGGTCAGCCGATGGTGGTCGGCGCGATCAGCCGCACCGAGACATCGAAGTTCGAGAACGTCGTGTTCGCTCCGCAGGCGGCCACCACGCCGTACGTGACGCCCGCCTGCAAGGTCACCTCCGACGAGTGATCGATGCCGAGGGAGTACGAGTCGCTCGCCGCACCGAACCCCGGCGATTGAGCGACCGCCGCCGACGGAGTGGCGGTCGGCGCGATGCCGATCACGCGCCGTGCTCCCGCGGCGACGTTGCTGGCGTTCGCGCCAAGCCGCACCGCGAACCGGCCGGTGACCGCGACGGTGAAGCTGCTGCTGCCGGTGAAGAACGAGCTGCCGTTCTCCTGCTGGAACGTCTGCATCCCAACTGTCCGCCAGGTGCCATCTCCGGGGATGGCTCCCGCAGCCGGTCGCTGCAGCCGGAGCCGCGGGAGTGCGTTGAACGCCAGCGCCCACCCGGTCGACGAGTACGCGTACGTCAGCCCGGTGTCCGTCTCGAACCACTCGAGGCCGGGGAACAACCAGATCGGGTCGAGCGTGAGCCGATCCGCCGACGTCCCGACGCGGCGCGTGCCGAGGTCGGTGATCAGCTCGCCAAGCAGCGAGAGGTCCTCCGCGTCTGCGGAGGCACCCTGGTTCGTGAAGATGTACCTGCCGCGCTCGCCCTGCGAGTCGAACATGAGGTCTCCCGTCAGTAGGTAGAAGTGATCCGCAGCGCGCCGGACTGCGCGTCCGCCGCGAGCGACCGGAACTTGTTGAAGCCGCCGTGCGCGAGCCCGATCCCGCCGACGTTCGCCGCGAGGTACTGGCCGAACGCGAGCGGCAGCGTGATCCACCGGCCGTCAGCAACGTCGACGCCCGTCGCCGACTGGATGGACGGGCCGCCCGCCGGCTTCGATGGGTGCGGGTGCACGCCGATGTTCGGCACGGCGCCGTAGCGCTGCGCGACGGACGCGTACAGCTCGATCCTCGAGACGGTCGCATCGCGGAGCGTGTCCCGGATCTTCGACCCGTAGAACCACGCGCCCAGCGTGTTGTCGGACGCCCACGGCTGCGCCTGCCACCAGCGACTCTGAAACGTGCCCGCGTCCAGCGCCTGGAACACGTCGATGTGCTTCGACGTCCCGCCGCCCGGCGCCGGCGGAGGTGTCGGCGGCGTCGGCGCGGCTGTGAGCGCCGCGAGGACGTGCGCGCCGTCCGACCAGAACAGCTTCACGACCTGGCCCGCAGACAGCGTCACACCGACCCCGACGGTCGCGGTGACGTCGCCCATGTCCGTGGACACCTTCACCGTGTCGGACCCGACCGTCGTCACAGTGCCCTGCGCGGGCTTCGGCACCGACGGACCGAGCAGGTAGAACTTCCCGTCGACCGCGATGACGTACACCGGCTCGTTCACCTCGGGCCGGTACTCCGTGGTCACCCGCGTCGGGACGCGGCCTGCCACGTCGCCGTTCGAGATGTCGCAGAGTGCCCAGTCGCCGTCGAGGCCGACGAACGACGCCGGCCACATCGTGACCTTCGTCTTCCCACCGACGAGGTCGAAGATCGCGTCGACAACGTCCACTACGCCACCTCCAACGTCACGTCCTGGGTGGGCCCATCGGAGCGGCTGATCTTCTTCACTCGCGCACGGAACGGCGCCTCCGTGGAAGGCCGCACGTCGAGCACATCCCCGACCTGCCGGCGCGGGTCGAAGAGCTCGACCATCGCCCGCTCCGTCACACGCAGCGACGACACCCGCGGCAGGTTCTCGTCGGCGTACTTCTGCGCCTGCGCCCGCGTCGTGATGAACTCGGACGAGTAGTAGTAGGTGACCCGCCCATACGGCGACGGCGAACCATCGGGGTTCCGAGTCCGCAACGGCCCCTCGGTGATCTCCGCCACCGCGAGGATCTGCACCGTGTCGTCGTCGGTCGACGAGCGCACCGCGATGCGGTTGTAGACCGTGTCCGACGACATCGCCCGCTTCAGGCTGACAAGCGTGCCGCCGTCGCCGTCGGTCACCGCGTCGACGGGCGACGCCCACGCGATTGGACGCTGGCCGAAGGTCCCGTCGGGCCGCATGTACGGGACAGCGTCCGCGAGCTCGAGGAGGTCGTAGAGCGGGTCGAGGCGCTCCTCCTCGTAGGCGAACGACCGCGGGATCGTCGTGTCGGGCACCTCGCGGACGATCTGCAGCCCCGTGATGCGCTGCGCCTCGGTGAGCACCGACGTCCGCGACGGCGGTGACCCGGGCACGTCAAAGCGGTCCTTCTGGACCTTCCGGAAGCGGTCCTTCAGCTCGAGGTCGACGCGCGAGCCGATCACGATCTTCTGGCCGCCGAACTCCACGAGGTGGTCCTCAGCGTCGGGCACGTCGTCGATCCGGTACCAGCCCATCTGGACGCGCTCAGTGAAGGTGCCGGCGCGGATGATGACCGCGACCGAGAGCTCGGAGCCGAACGGCGCCAGGGCATCGTCGGCCCGCCGCGGCGACAGCGACTCGGCGAAGTCCGGTGTCCACACGACCGTGCAGGACCCGCTGCCCTGGACGAGGCTGCTGCCGTCCTCATCGAGCTTCAGGTCCGTGATCGGGACGTTCGTCAGGCGGCGGACTCCGTCGTAGTAGACGTCGGCCACCCACTGCACGTCGAACGAGCCGGACCGGAGCACCTCCGCGAGGTCATTGGACGCGTCACGCATCGCCTGCCACCCCCGCGAGTGTGTAGTCCGAGTCGCGAGCCAGTCGTGTCAGGTACGCCGCCGCGCGCTGCCCGCGGGTCGGGTAGGTCACGTCGATGTCGATGCGGCGCAGGGTCGCCGCGACGAGGCCCGGAGCTGGAGGTCGCGCCTCGGTCGCGGTGAACTCGAACTGCACCGCTTCGCCCGCGCCGGGGCGGTTGAGCGACGACTCCTTCACCTGCGGTACGACGGCGTAGAACGTGCGCGGGACGCGCATGTCCCGCGGCGTCCGGATGCACAGCACCGGGGACGTGTTCGTGCCGTACCGGCCGAACACCGTCTGCATCGCGTCGGCGCCTTCCCGGTCCGTCAGCAGGCTGAACGGCACGTCGGTGAGTCCTTGCCGCTGCCCGCCGATCCACGTGCCGATCTCGGCACCCTGGGGATACACGAGGTCACCGGGCGTCGTGCGGGTCCGCTCGAGGCCGGTGCCCCAGAGCATCGTCGGGCTGAACGCCAGCGTCGGAGTGAGGGGCTGGTGGAACCAGGCTTGGCGGACGTCGAGCAGCGTCTCCGTCGAGTCGGTGAATCCGAGCGACTGCGTCGCCTCGTCGTCCGAGAACATCTCCGCCCGGTACGTGACCGGAACCCCGAAGGGTGCCTCCCAGTCGACGACGGACGCCCCACCGACTGCGTACTTCCGGATGCCGCCACGGACTAGCGCCGTGCGGCCGTCGGCGAGACGGTAGAGGTTCACCACCACCGTCGCCGGGTCGACGTCCTCGATGAGCACCTGCACGTTCGGCACCGGCTTGCCCGCCGGCATCGGAGTGACCGTCGGGCCCTCGATGGGGAAGAACGTCGATGCGTCTCCCCCATCGAGGGTCGAGTCGAACGTGGAGTCCGCCTGGCCACCGTCGTACGTCACAGTCGCAGCCATCACGGCTCCTCTCTCATCACTTGTGCGAGCCGGTCTGGATCGCGGTCACGAGCGCCCGGTTCCCGGACGCGACCGTGTCCGCCGCGATCACGCGAGCACGGGTGAGGATCGACCCGTCCTGGTCGAGCAGCGTGATCGTGTCCGGCAGCGCCGAGCCCGCCGAAGCGGACCCCACCGGGAACGATGCAGCCCGAGACAGCGACGCCGACGGCACGTAACCGACGAGGTCGTCCAGCGCGGAGTGCGCGACGCCCGCATTGCCGCTGACACCGAGCGCGAGACCCGCGACGATCTGCTTGCCGACCTCGTCGCGGAACACCCGAGACGGCGAGTGGATCCCGAGCGCCGTCTTCGTCGCACCGACCATCGACGCCGCGACCTGCTGCATCTGCTTCGCGATCGCCGCCTGCTGCGACTTCAGGCCCGCCACGAGGCCACGCGCAGCCTGCACACCAGCCGTGTACAGGTCGTTCGCCGCCGACGACGCGAACGCCGACGACGCCGACCGCAGCTGCCCCTGCAGGGCCGCGACCTTCTTGATCTGCCCCGACCCACCCGCGAGGAGGTCCTGCGCGGTCGGGAGAGCGCTCACCCCCGCGGAGATGAACTGCTGCAGGCTGGCCTGGTCGAGACCCGCCTTCCGCAGCTTCGTGATCGTGTCCGTCAGCTGCTTCGTCTGCTCGAGCCGCGTCTGCAGCGCGTCGGCGATGCCGTCCGCAGAACCGACCTTGGTCACGTCGAACGTGCCGAGCGACTGCGCGATCTGGTCGCGGTACTTCGAAGCGTTCTTCTGGACCGCCGCGAGGTTGCTGTTCGCCGACTTCAGCCGAGACGCGATCGACGCCCGCTGGTTCGCGAGCGCCGTCAGGTCGCTGTTCCCGGACGCCACGACCTTGTTGAGTGCGTTCGCCTGCGAGGCCGAGATCTTCCGGGTGTCGAACGCCGTCGCGATCGCACTCGACATCGACCGCGCGGCCGACTGCACCCCGCTCGAGGACCCCTTCAGGCCCTGCACGAGCCCCTGGCCGACGTAGTCACCGATCTGCCGGAACACGCGCGACGGGGAGTGGATCCCGAGGAGGGACTTCGCCCCGTCGATCGCGCCCTTGATCGGGGCCGTGACGGCGGAGATCATCCTGCTCGCGAACCCGCTGACGCCGTTGATGAAGCCCTGCATGAGGTTCTTCCCGACGCTCACCAGCAGCGAACCCAGCCCGGACAGGGCGGAGAGGATCTTCCCCGGCAGAGACGAGAAGAACGAGATCACCGTCGAGATCCCGCCGGAGACCGCTGAGCCGACGCCCGACATCGCGCCGCGCACCAGCCCGCCGAGCGCGCCGAACACGTTCGAGAAGATGCTGCGGACCAGGTTCAGGCCCGCCGTGATCACCGACCGGACGACGTTGATCGCGCCGGAGATGACGCCGGTGATGACGCCCATGACGCCGGAGACGATCTGCTGCGCGCCCTTCCATGCCTGCGAGAAGTTTCCCGACAGGAGGCCGGCGATCACGTTCACGACGCCCGAGATGATCGTCGCGAGGGACTGGATGATCGGGACCACGGCGGACACCACCGCCATCACGACGGGAGTGATCGCCTGGAAAGCGACCGTCAGCACCTGCGCGACGACGGTCGCGACCTGCACGATCGGGGGGATCAGCGCCGAGAGCGCAGGCATGAGCGCCTGGATCACGGGCAGGACCAGTGAGAGGGCTGCCTGCAGCAGCGGCAGGACCGCCGTGACCAGAGGCGCGATGGCCGCCACCAGGGTGGAGAACACCGGCACCATGGACTGGATCAACGGCACGACCGCTGCGAGCGCCGTGGAGAGCACGGGCAGGATTGCGGAGGCGATCGGCAGGAGCGCCGCCGCGAGCTGCATCACCACCGGGGCCAGAGTGGTGATCGCGCTCGTGAGCACCGGACCGAGCATCTGCACGATCGGGATCACCGCCGTCGCGAGGGACGACAGGAGCGGCGCGAGGGTCCCGAGGGCGGCGCCGAGCACCGGACCAAGCACGCTGGCGAGAGTGCCGACCACGCTCATCACGGACCCGAAGGCCGCACCGAGCGCCGGGAGCGAGGGCAGAAGCCCCTGGATGCCGGTCGCGATCCCGGAGATCGCGGCGTCCAGGCCCGCGGCAACCGCCGGCTGGTTCAGGGCGTCCGCGATCCCGCCGATCAGCGCACCCGCCGTCGACCCGAGCCCTGCGAGCGCGTTGCTGATCGAAGGCGCCAGGTTGGCGAACATCTCACCGATCGGGCCGAGCGCTGCCGCTAGCCCGGAAGCTCCAGCAGCAGCCCCCTGGAACACGGTGGTGAGCGCACCCTGGAACGCGGGCCCGGCGGTCAGTTGGTTGATGGCCGCAAGGCTGTTCGCGAGGGTCTGCAGCCCGGAACCGCCGGCAGCGAACGCGGCGTCCGCGACGTTGCCGAGGATCCCGAACGTGTTCGAGAACACGGCGCCGAGCTGACCGAGGACCGCCGTCGCCTGCGTCACCCACGCGGTGAGCTCGCCGTTCCCAGTGACCCGCTGGATGAAGCCGTTGAACTGGATCGAGATGTCCGAGAACCACTTCCCGATCCCGGGGAGGTACTGCGCCCCGAAGGTGCCGAGCGCTGCGATCGAAGCCGCGAAGGCGTCGGTCCCCTTCGTCGACGCCGTGATGCTGGCGGCGAGCTTGCCGGTGATCGTCCCGATGACGCTCGGCGAGAACGCCTTCTGGAACGACCCTGCGACCGACGCCGACCAGGTCCCGAGCGACGACGCGACCTTCGTGAGCCCGGTTTGCAGCGACGGCAGCACACCGTTCACGAGGTCGAGGATCGGCTGCTTCGCCTTCGCCCAGAACGCGCCCGAAATCGAGTCCTGCAGACCGGAGAAGCCGCCCTTCAGCGAGCCGAGCTGAGAACCAGCGTCGACCATCGCCGCCGCGAACACGCCGGCCGCAGCTCCACCCGCGAGCAGGAGACCCGGCAGCGGAGCGACGAGGGCCGCCAGCGGCGCCAGGGATGCGCCAAGCGTGACGATGCCGGACACGGACGACAGCGCGACCGACCCGAGCGAACCGATCGTGAGCGCGAGACCCGCGATCGCCGGCACCGACCGGTCGAGGTTCGACAGGGCATCGCCGATGTTCGACAGAGCCGACTGCGCGACCCGAGCACCGGAAAGAGCCGCAATCGCCGCACCGACAGACGCAGCGGAACGCTTCGACACCTCCACCGCGATCTGTACGCGGCGGTTGCGAGTGAGCACCGCGAGCTCAGCACGAGCCTTCACAGCATCCGCGTCGACCTTGATCTCTGCCGCATGATCGGAGATCTCATCGACCATCCGGTTCACACGTTCGCGGAACCCGGCCGCCTCGACCGGATCCACCGGGATCTCAGCCGAGAGCGCCTCCTGCGCACGCGCCACTTCCGCCTCGAGCTTCGCCCGAAGATGCTCACCGTCAACGCCCGCGGGAATCGATGCCTCGATCGCCTTGGAGGCCGACTGCACCTCCGCGCGAAGCCGCGCCTTCCAGGTCGCGTCGATGATCTTCGCTGGCGCTTCGGGTTCGACCGGGATCTCCGGCGGCTCGCCCTGCTTCGCCTGCTGAACGATTGAGTCCTTGATCGCTTCGACCTTGCTGCGGAAGTCGGCGGCTTCCGCAGGCTCGGTCGGCAGCTTGAGCTTGAGCTGCTTCTGAAGCTCCGCGATTCGCTTCTGGAGGTCCGCCCGAATCTGTTCGCCATCCGCAGTAGCGGGGATCGACGCCTCGAGGCCCTTGATCGCTGCGTTGGTCTCGTGCTGGATCCGCTGACGCCAGGACTTGTCGAGATCTCCGATGCGGCTAGGGACCGTGAGCGGGTTCCTGTCAGCGTCCTCCTGCTGCTTCTTCCGCTCCTCACGCCACCGCGGACCAAGATCGGTGTCGTCCAAGACCACTCGAACAGCGAGCTCCACCTGCTTCTCGACACGAGCGAGGTACTTCTGCAGCGAGGGAGCGAAGTTCTTCGTGTTCGGGACGACTGCAACCCACACCTTGTTCGGCACGAGCGACCTCCTCAGACCTTGCCGGAGGCGATCACCTCCATGAACCGGCGCTCGTCGAAGTCGGCGAGAGTCGGCGCGAACAGGCGCGGCTTGCGCTTTGCCCTGGGGCCGTCGAGCACGAGCTCGCGGCGCAGCTTCTTGTCCTTCCCCGCGGCCTGAGCAGCGAGGAAGTTGTGGATGCGCAGCAGCAGCGCGGAGTCCTGCGACCAGCCGAAGAACGACAGCTCGGCGGGGCCGTCCTGCTCGTCAGCCGGGTGCTCAGCCAGCCATCGGGCGCGATAGAGCGACGCCGGGTACGCGCGGAGCCCATTGATGAGCTCGAGCACGTACCCGGCGTCGAGACGCCCGGCGAGGACGTCGAGGATGTTGAGGTGGTGAATCGACTGGAAGTCTGAGATCAGTTCGGCGCGGTACTCGTCGAGCTGTCTGCAGACTTCATCGATTCCCCCACTGCCCTCGCGTACCGCGTGAACAGCGCGAGGAGCACCTGCTCGGCGTTCTCCAGACCGGAGGACCATGCGGTGTAGTCGCGGGGGTTCCGAGCGACCGAGAGGAAAAGGTCGTCGATGTCGCCGATGAAGTCGATGTACGGCTCGACGGCGTCGATGTCTGCGTCGTCGATCTCCACTCGCGAGCTGTCGCGGAAGAGGTCGCTCATCCTCCCAACGAGGAGCTTCAACTGCATGCGCTGCCGGTACTGCCACGGCAGCGGAAGAAGTGGGGGCACACCGACCTGCTCGAGAAGCGCTTCCAGCTCTGCAGCGCTGTCGTTCGCCGTGAGAGTCGGCGACTCATCGGCGAGTGAACGCGGTGGCACCTGCGCGGGCGGGGGCGGGGTGGGAAGACCGAGCGGGTTCTGGTCGCTCATGGTTGGGACCTTTCGAGAGAGCGGGACCGTAGGGGTGAGCCCGGGGCAGGCAGGTCCCACCACCTGCCCCGGGGGTTCGTCACGCCGCGACGAGCGTCTTCGGCGGGTAGAGCTTCATCAGCCCCGCCCGGCCATCGGCGAGCGGCGGGATCACATCCGCGTCGGCCGCCTGGATCGACGACGACAGCGGCAGCTCGGTGAAGTTCTCGGTGTCGAACACGGGCGAATCGCCGAGCTTCGTGGACGTGTTCGGGATGTAGAACCCGAGGGACGCGGTGGTGTCCTGCGCGAGGACGAACAGGGCGTTCTCGAGGCCACCGTTCGACGCCGGGATGATGTACCCGCCGTCGTCCGCGTCGACGGCGCCGTTGAACGCGAGGTCCAGCGTCGGCTTGTCGAGCTGCAGCGCGTTGATCCCGAGCGTCCAGTTCACCGACGCGTAGATCGTGCGCACCGCGTCCTGCAGCCACGTGTCGAGCACCGTGGCGTCGCCGCCGTCGGTGCTGAAGGAGATCATGTTCTCCTTCGACGTGTGACCGAGGCTGGTCCAGCCGGTCGGCACGGTGCTGCCGAGGGTGAAGGCCGTCGGGCCCGCCTCCGGCATCGGGGTGTTCGCGGGAGCCCGGAACACGGTGCCGTGCCCCGGGATGAAGAGAGTGCCGGCGTCTGCGGCCATGGTGATGCTCCTTGTCGAGTGAGAGGACCGCGGGGCGGGCGGTCAGAGATCGCAGAGCAGGAGCGTCCACGACGCCTGGTACTGCACCCCGGTGTTGCCGCCCTCGGGCGACGTGGGCTGCCGTGACGGCAGGTCGGCGTCGGTCGCCAGGTGGACGTAGCCCACGTCGGCGACGACGCCAGTGCTGGTCGGTGCGGGCCACGCATGGACCGCGTCGTAGAGCTCGGAGACGATCCGCCACGCGTCGCTGGGTGCACCGTTGACGTAGGCGGAGAGGGTGACCGTCCAGAGGCCGTCAGCGTTCGACTGCTGCCCGTCACCGGTCAGCCGGTAGACGACCGCGGGCAAGGTCCGGACGAGCTCCGTGTCGTACTCGCCGCCGATCGACGCCGCCGTGCTGTCGCGACGGATCAGCGTGTCGATCAGGGTCTCGTAGTCGATCACGTCTGCCTCCCGGCCCCGTTCGCCCGGGCAGCGTTCTCCATGCCGTGAATCCCCGGCACCCAGCGCCCTGTCGGCTGCCCGGTGTGCGGGTTCACGGCCATGTGGCCGTACTCGAGGAACGTGGAAGCGGGGTGGTCGAACACGACGATCGGCTCGCGCACGCCGTTGTAGACCTCGGTCGTGACGTGGATGAACGAGGCTGCGTCGCCGTGGCCGGCGTAGTTCGCGCGTGCGTCCGTCGCGATTGCCTCAGCGACGGCTTGCAGCTCCGGGTCCATGCCGACCATCTGCGCGACCTGCAGACCGAGGTCACGGTCGACCTGCGCCATGCGATCACCCCGTTCCTGCCGGTCGGATGCGGACCAGCGACACCTCCCAGTGGGCGGTCGCTGGCGAGGAGTCGTACTCCCGCGGCGTGGATGCGAGGCCCCACTGCTCGTCGTCCGTGTCGGTGACGAGCGCGTTGATGTCGCCGGCCCAGGAACGTGACGTCCACAGGCCGGTGCCGCGGTGGAACAGGCCCCGGACGACCACCTGCGCCCCGTCGTCCACGAGCTCGACACCATGCGGCGTCTGCTCGGGCCGGCGGGGCTGCACGGTGACCGTGTGCGGGCCGTTGTCGAGGAGGCTCATCGGGGCGGGATCCTCGCTGTGATCGTCCCCGGCATCGTCACCTGCGTGATCGTGCCGGAGAGCAGCTCGACGTCGTCCTGCGTGAACCAGAGGTTCCCGGACGCGACGGTCGCGCGGGTCGTGTACGAGTAGCCGCCGTCGCCCTCGGAGGCGAGGCCCTGCGGGTTCCGGAGAACCCGCAGGACCGCGTCCGAGATGACGCGCTTGTACAGCCCTTCGGTGAGGACCTTCGTCGCGAGGCGCTGCTCGATGAAGGTGCCCCACCGTGCGTCCGCGTAGTCGACAGCGTCCGAGATCTGGGTCTCCACGAACGGCTTCGGGAACCGGCCGAGGTCACCCTCGTACCGCATCACGACGTCGTCGTAGTCGACCTTCACGGACGCCATCGGTCACTCCCCGTGCTCGTCGAGGCGCTTCTGCAGCTCCTCGAGAGTCCCGTCGGTCGGCTGGCCGATCTCGGCGAGCTTCGCCTGCAGGTCCGCGATCGCCTTTGCCTGCTCGTCGTCCGGCGTGCCGCCGTCAGTCGATGCGGGCTTCGTCGGCGTCACCGGCTGCTGCTCGTCGGGCTTCTCGGTCTCGGGCTGCGCGAGCACGTGGTCACCCACGAGCTTCGACGCCCACGACGGGACGGCATCCCCGGGCGCGAACGCCTCGGAGGTGCCGTCCTTCTTCGTCACGTGGACGTACGCGCCGAAGACCTTCTTCGCCGCGCCGGCCATCAGGCGAGCACCTTCGCCGCGAGGGTCGCGTTCGCGTTCTCGAGGATCGGGAGCGCGGTCGCCGAGAGCAGCACGTAGCGGCCCTCCGGGTCGTTGTCCGAGAACACCGCACCGAAGATGCCGGCGCGGTCGCTCGCCCCGATGCCGTACTTCGGCGACAGGGACTCGGTCGTGACACCCCAGTCGGTGCCGCCGAGCGTGGTCCCGCCGTCACCGTTCAGCGAGACGCTGTCCGCCGACGGCACGAAGATGATCTTCGAGGGCGAGATGACCGAGATCTGCGACCCGTTCGGACCGCCGACCTTCTCGTCGTTCACGACGATGCGGCCGAAGCCGTACGCGTCGAACACCGCCTGGACCTGCGCCTGCGAGATGAGCGTCGGCAGGTCGGTGCCGCGCCCCAGCGCGGCGGAGATGATCCCCGTGTTGCGCTGCAGAGCAGCGAGGATCTGCGACGACATGAGGGCCTCGGCCCAGCCGCCGTTGTTCGCGAGGACGTAGACGGCCCGCCAGGCCGTCAGATCGCCGAGCACGTCAGCGGTCGGGTCCGAGTACAGCTTCGCCGCGGTGACGGTGTGCGCCGCCTTGCGACCGAAGTCGACCGTCGCCTTCAGCTTGTTCTCGTTCAGGGTCACCTGACCGAACTCGAGCGCCTGCCCGCGAGCGAGCTCGACGCGCGTCTCGATCTGGCCGGCGATCCCGCGCGCCTTCTTCCGGAACGCGGACTCGATGAGTCCGGTGCCGTCGATCTGCTGCGAGAGGGTGTCCCACTCGTTCACCCGGAGCTTCCGGCTGATCGGAGGGATGCGGCCGGACTTCGACTCGCCGCCCACCTCGGAGCCGAAGTCCGACTCGGCGTCGAACGCGCGGTACGACGCTGCCTGCGGCAGCGACGTCTGCGAGACGTCGAAGTTGAACGACAGCGACGGGTTCTCCCGGTTCGGGAGGTAGCGGTCGAGGATGAACGTCGGCGAGACGACGACCTGCGCGGCCCGCGCTTCGGCGGTGACCTGCGCGGCCGTCAGGACAGAGGGGTCGTAATCCATGAGTCAGGCTCCTTAGTCCTGGAAGGTGAAGAGGCCGGTGGTCTCGGCGCCCTCCACGGTCGTGCGCTGCGCCGCGACGGGCAGACGGTTCTGGTGGACGAAGGCGTGCACGGTGACGCCGACGATGACGGTCGGCGCGACCGTCCCGTCGGTACGGCCGATCGGCTCGTCCGCGATGAGGAACGAGTCGAGCACCTCCGTGCCGTCCGACTTCGTCGAGTCGAACGGGGCGTACAGCCCCGTCGCGGTGACGACGCCGAGCGCGACACCGGACGGGATGACCTTCGTCGTCGCGTTGTAGTGCGTGCCGGCGGTGAACTTCGTGGTGTCGAGGGTGCGCGACTGGCCGTTGTCGAGTCCGTGCCGCGAGGCGAGCCAGGACTGGTCCGAGCCACCCGTCGACACCGTGGTGATGCCGAGATCCATGGGGATCTCCTTTCTGGTGAGAGGGGGGTTACTTCTTGCCCTGCAGCTCGTCGACCCGGAGACGTGTCATCTCACGGAGCGATCCACCCGACGTGGCGCCCGGCTTCTGCTGCTGTCGCTCCATCGCTTCCCGGATCGGGTCGGATGAAGAGGTCTGTGTGGTGCCGCCTGTGGCGGGCGCGACCCGAGCGGCGAGCTTCGTGATGCGGTCGACGTCGATGTCGCCGTCGTCCTTCACGAACTGCGCGGGGTCGATGCCGAGGTCGCCGAACGCTTCGGTGGTCTCGTCGTCGTCCATGCCGGTGAGGTGCTGGAACTTCGCCTTCACGGCGTCGGTGAGGTAGCGGCCAGCGCCCAGGACCTCGCCCTCGCGGCGCGCTTCCTCGCGGGCCTCGGCGAGTGCCTTCTCGGCTTCCGTCTGGTTCGCCGCCTTCAGCTGCTCGAGCTCGGCGGCCTTCGCCTTCAGGTCGTCGTAGTCCGCGCGAGAGCTGGCGCGACGCTCGTGCTTGCGCGACTGGTGCTGCCAGTACGCGAGCTGCTGCTCCTGGGTCATCTCCGCGACCGGTGTGTCAGCGGGGAACCCGGTCTGCTGCTGGTCGCCGCCTCCGCCGTTCTCCTCGCCGTCGAGGAATCGGAGACGGGGCATGCAGAGGATGGGGCGGCCGAACGAGTCGAACTTCATGGGGTGTCCTTCGTGTCGAGAGGTGGTGCTCCGTGTCGGAGCGGGGTCAGGAGTCGGCTCGGGAGAGCTCGTACTCGAGGGATCGGAGCAGGCTTGAGAGGTTCTTCACCCGCTGCGCGAGCACGATCTGCTCCCGCGGGGTGTCCGCGCCGGGCGCGACCGTTGCCTGCACGGCCTTCAGCCGGCCCTGCGCGTCAGCGAGGTCCGCGGCCGCCTGATCGCGGGCCTGCTGCTTCCGCTTCCGGATGACCTCGGGCGTCGGCTTCTGGAACGCGGGTGCGCCGGCCTCCGAGTGGTTCCGGAACCGGTCGCCCTGCTTCACCAGGACGGGACCCTTCTCGCCGTGCTCGTTCACCGTCACGCGGACGTTGAGGAGGTCCTCGCGGGCCGTCGACCGGTCGCGAGCGGGCTGCTGGCCGCCGATCGCCGTCGCCTGCCCGGCAGCGGCGTACAGCTGCTCGAGGTCCTCGCCGTTCAACACCTGGCCCGGATCCTCGGTACCGACAATCGGCATCGACCCGCACTCGCAGCCGTCGTGCAGGGGGCGAAGCTCGTCGGTGCGGTACCGCTGCGTCGACGCGACCGCGCAGAGGCCGCACGTGCCGGTGCGGGACCGTTCCGGGTGGATCACCCGCCGGTACCCAACGACCCGAGGGACGGCCTCGTAGATCCGCTGCTCCTCGTCACGCTCGGCGAGCATGATGTCCTCGTGCAGCAGCAGCTCGAGGCGATCGCGGACCGCCTGGCGGGCGTCCTCCACGGTGCCGCCCTGCGAGTACGCGTACACCGCCTGCGACGCCGGACGGACGTACACGTCGAGCGCCGTCGTCCCCGACCGCGGGTAGTAGTCGACCTCGGCCGGGAATCGCTCGAGGGCGTCCATCGCGTTGAGCACGCTCGTCTGGTACGACCGGACGAGACGCCGGGCCTGCTTCTGCGCCTGCATCACCCGGTACGCGGACGCCGCAGCAGCCGAGCCGACCTGGTCGTCGTCGTGGTAGTTCCCCACGCCCGACCAGATCTGCAGCAGCGCGGAGAGCAGCTTCCCGATGAGCGAGTCGCGCTGCGACGCATGCCGGTCCGAGAGGCTGCCCGCCTGCTTCGTCGTCAACGCCATCAGGCGGCCGCCGGCTCAGTCGTCTCGAACTGCTCCTGCAGGTGATCCGTGAGCTCCTGCGCGATCTCCGACGGCGTCATCTTCCACACCGAGCGGTTGATGTACGCCTGCGAGACGCCGGACTGCTTCGCGGCCTGCGCCGCGGTCGCCCGCTGGTTGATCGACTCGAGGTTCTCCGGCGCCCAGATCGTCTCAACCTGCGCCGGATCTGCGCGGACCGTGTCGCCGAGGCCCTGGAACGCGAGCGACTGCTCAAGGCCGAACGAGGCGCCCGCGCGGGTGTTCCGGTCCCGCACCTTGAAGGTGAACGCCTCACGCGCGAGCGCCGCGCCCTCCGCGGACCCGTTCGTCGCGTCCGGGTTCAGGAGATAGATCGGCGTGGCCGTGACCGCCGCGAGATCGCGCTTGTCGTCCTTGCCCGCGGTGAGGAGCTGCGTGATGTCGGTCGGGTTCGACTCCCAGATCTTCGCGTCGCCGCCGAGGAGCCACAGCGCGGCCGGGCCGCCGGCGAACACCTCGTTGTAGTTGATCCGCTGGCCGCGGAGCGTGAGGTCCGGGTAGTCGACCGGGTAATGCGTCGGGAGGTTGCCCTCGATCGCCCGCTGGCGGAACGCCTGCATCGCGATGATCGTGAGACGGTCCCTCGTCACCGAGTTGATGCGGTCGATCGTGTCGAGGTGCTTCTCGAACTCGCCGAACCCGCCCGGGGCCGTGTGCTCCACGACGGGGTTCTCGCCGGTGAAGCCAAGCGGGATCGGGTCGGTCGCCCACGACCAGCCGCCGCCCGGCGACCACGGGGTGCCGTCGTTCGGCAGCGTCGGCACTTCGGTCGGCCGGTACGCGGTCCGCATGTAGCCGGGCCGGAACAGCGTGATGACGTCGGCGCGGTTGATCGCGTCGTACCCGACCACGATCGCGTCCTCCGTCAGCCACGGGACGGTCGCGTACTGCTCCGTGGCTGTCGTCCAGCCGTTCGACGGGAGGAACATCGGCTTCGCGTCCGCCGCGGGCTGAGACGGGCCCGTGGTGAGCACGTAGGCGCGGCCGTAGTCGGCGACGTCCCGCAGGAGCTCCTTCGACCGGACCGCCATGTGCGACCGGTTCCAGTTCGCCAACGCGAGCGCGTCGCCGGTGTCGTCGCCGGGCGCCGCCGTGCGGAACCCGAGCGCCGTCTGCCGGTCGACCAGCGACCCCGAGATCAGCTCGGCGGTGTTCAGCCGGGCCTGCTTCACGATCGCGAGCATCGCCTGCGCGTTCACACCCTCGACGCCCGCCGGCACGAACCGGGAACCGTCCGAGAACGAGCGCAGCAGCGCCATCCTCGGCAAGCCCCTCCCGAGCTTCGTCGCCAGCCTCATCAGCCGCCAGTCGTCCGACCCCGTCACGCTCGTCTCGGTCAGCATCGGACCCTCCTCACCTGATTCGGACCGGCACCGCCGTCTCCGGTTCATCGGCCGGCGGCTTCTCGCCCCGGTTCTCGTAATCGGTAGCGGCCTGGAACGCGAGCGTCGCAGCCATCGCGGCGTCGATCTTCCGGACGCTGTTCTTCGTCTCCTTGCCGATGACGTCGCCGCCCGTGCGCCGCCACACCCTCGCGTTGAGGAAGTGCCGTGTCATCGCCTTGTGGCCGGCGTGCGTCATCGTTCCGTCGGCGATCGCCGTCTGCAGCAGCTCGAGGGCCTGCGCGATCCGGGTCGTGTGCTTCGTCCAGAACCGGATCGACTCGCGCGGCGAAGCATGCACGAGCAGCTCGTCGCCGAAGTCCCGCTCCCACGCGTTCACGTACTCCTGCCAGTACGGCGGGTCCGCGTAGAACCCGACGACGTGGAACCGCTTGAACGCGCGACGCACCTCGGCGTCGAACTCCTCACGGTCCACCGTCCAGTCCTCACCCTCGGGTCCATCCGGCTGCTCACGGATGAGCAGCGGAAACACGTGGTGATCCGAGACCCGGCAGGCGACGAGCGCCGTGGCGTCGTTCGACCGAGCGCCGTCGAACCCGAGCGTCACCATGTCGCCCGGCGCCGGCGACAGGAAGTCACCCGCCTCACCGTTCCGGAGCAGCGTGATGATGTTCCGCTCCGACCAGGCTTCGACCTGCACCCAGGCGTCCGTCGACGACGTCAGCGAGTTGAGGAACAGCCGCCGTGTACGCGATTCCTTGCGCTTCGGGTCGAAGACGCCGTTCACCAGGTCCTCGGGCTTGTTCCATTCGAGGCAGTCGCCGTACGCCTCGCGGAACGCATGCTCCAGATTCTGGATGTGCCGGCGGCGGGACTCCTCCGTTGACGGGACGACCGGATCCCGGAGCGACTTGATCTCGCCCCACCGGTGGTCGAACAGCTGCCGATTCACCAGCAGGAGTCCCTCGTCGATCAGGTCCGCGGCGCGGTAGGTCTCCTCCGCGATCGAGTCCTCGCCAGGGGCGAACATCGTCGTCGTCTCGAGATACCAGGTGCCCGCAGACCCTCGCCGCTTCTGCAGGTTGTCGGTGACGGTTGCGAACATCGATCGCAGCTCCGGCTTCACGTACAGGTGTGTCTCGTCGAACACCGCGTACGTCTCGATGCCGCCGTCCTTCGAGGCCGAGCCCGACGTCGACGGTCGGATCTCGCCGCCCGACGGCAGAACGACGCCTTTCTTGTTGACGTTTAGGCCGTAGGCCTGCGCGTAACGGAAGAGCGGTGCCGCGTCGTCGGTGAGGTTCAGGTACACGGCCGCGAAGACGTTGCCAGCCTGCTCCTCCTCCGTCGCCATGATGCGGATGAACGGCGACGTGACGGGCTTCCCCATCGGTTCCCCGGGCGCGTACGTGTATGTGCGGCCCATGAACTCGTACGTCTCGCCGCCGTCCGCGAAGCCGGCGAACCGAGCCGGGCCGAACGCCTCGAACATCACGAGGTCCGCGGCCAGTCCCGACTTGTTGCAGCCCTTCGGGCGTGACAGGAACGCCGAGTCGTACAGCCGACGACCGCGAGCGTCGAGCGCGTAGCAGTCGACGATGAAGCCGGTGTACTCATCCGTGAGGTGGACGGGTTGGCCGATGACGTCGCCGGGGCCGTGGACGCAGAAGGTTTCGATCCACCACGTGGCGAGCCACCCGAGCGAGCGGTGCCTGTCATGCCCGTCCGCGGTCAGCAGACGGCGCGGCATCAGGCGAGCCGCTTCCGGCGGTCGTCGATCGATGACACGTTGCCCGTCGGCCCGTCTCCCTCGACCTCGGCGTCGGTCGGTGTCGGGCGGTCAACCGTGACATCCACGCGGAGCCGCTGACGGGCCTCCGGCGTAGCGCCGAACTGCTGCACTCGCAGCCGGACCTCACCAGCGAGCTCGAAGTTCCCACGCGTCCACATCCAGTGGTGCATCAGCGCCGTGTCCAGCAGGAAGTCCCAGTCCGGCTGCGTCAGCATCCGGGTGGCCTGCGGACTCTTACGCCAGTGATCCCACCATCGTCGCGTCGCTGGGTGCCACGCCATCGGCTCGCGAGTCTTCGGATCCAGCACGAAGTTCCGGGGCAACGCCATCCCGCGGAGCTGACCATCAGCCACCAGCCGAGTGACCTGGTGGTCGTTCGACTTGCGGGTGTGCGTGCTCGCCGGGGAAGGTCCTCGGCCCGCCATCAGCGGACCTCGATGGCAGTCGTCAGAAACGTCTTCGTGCTCATGGCAGCCTCCGTGTCGGAGAGCCCCGACCGCTGTCGCAGGTCGAAGCAGTGCGAGACCCCCCAGACTCCTGTCACGCAGTGCGAGCAGCAGGACGCGGAGCGGTCTTGAGGGGTGGTGGGGGTGGGGGGTTCCCCTACCCCCGGGTGTTGGTGAGGGTGCGCAGGAGTGTGCGCGTGTAGGTGCGGCGCCAGAGTCGGTTGTTGACGTCGGCGGAGGTGGCGCGTCCTGTGCCGTCTCCTACGAGGCGGGCCCAGAAGATGGCGTCGCGGATCGTTGCTGCGTGTCCGCGTCGCATCGCTCTCCCGTGTCCAGTCAGTCGCGGTCTTCGATGACGTCGCCCATCACCTGGTTGATCTCGTCCACCGTGTTGGGGTGCAGGGCTGGGTCGGGTCGACGGTTGGTGCGAGTGCGGTGGGCGCTCACGTCGTCGGCGTCCACGTCCGTCCGCTTCCGTCGCACTGGGTGCAGGTGGCCCACTCGACGCGGCGCTGGCCCGGGTATGGCTCGGACACGACGAGGTGTCTGCCTGTCCCTGCGCAGCCGCCGCAGCGTGGCGCAAACGGGCGGCGGGGGCTCACTGGTCCGCCACCAGGTGCTTGTCGGTCAGATGCGTGAGTGCCTCGCTGGTGTCGACGTCGGGCGTCAGGATCACACCGGTGACCTTGCCGTCCTCGTCGCGGATCGTGTCCGTGCTCGTCACCTTCACCGGCAGAGAGATCACCGTGTCGCAGTGCGGGCACGGCCAGGTGGCGGTGAGTGCGCTCATGCGACGTCGAGTGTCCCCGGGTGCACGATTACTCCTGCCGCACCGGTCGCTGCCTTGAGCGCGTCACTGTCGACCTGCTCACCGCGGGACAGCACGACGTCGCCCTGGTAGTCGCGGACGTCGTCGGTGTCGAGCTGGTCCACCACGAGAACGAACGGGGTGGTCACGCTCTCACCCTCGACGATGTCGGGGAGCTCGAGGATCTGGATGCGGGCCACTACTTGCTCGCCGCCTTCTTCTCGGTCGTCGCCTGCTTCTCGTCGGTCGGGGGCTGCTCGGCGTCGCCCTGCTCAGGCAGGGGCTCGTCGACGGCGGCGGTCTGCTCGACGTACGGCGTCGGGTCGGACAGCGTCGTCGTGCGCGTCACGGTCGCGAGCTGCACGTCGGGCTCGAGCTTCGCGGCGCGCATGGATCCCTCGATCGCGGTGAGGTCCGTCTTCGCGGCGCGGACGTTGCTGCGGAGGTCGGTGAGTGCGGTCGTGCCGCGGGCGACGGTGTACAGGGTCTCGGTGGTCTCGGCCATGGTGTTCTCCTCAGAACGGGGGCGGATCGTTGCGGGTCGGTCGGAGTGGGGTGTCGAGGACACCCGGGTGCTTCGGTGCGGCCGCTGCCTCGCGGGCGCGGCGGGCAGCCTGGGATGCTTGGCCGCCCTGCTGCCCGGACTTCCGCAGGTGGTGCCAGGGGCACAGCGCTCGCAGGTTCTCGAGGCGGTGGTCGGCGCGGTCCACGATGTGGTCGCAGTCGGTCGCGTACAGGCCGCAGATGTTGCCGGTGTCCGCGCGTTCGTGCTGGCACTGGTACCGGTCGCGCTCGAGGACTGCGAGGCGGCGGGCCTCCCAGTCGGCGGGGAGCGTGACGCGGCGGGTGCTGCCGGACCAGCCGGTCACAGGAGGCCGTGCCGGTACAGGTTGGCGATGATGTCGGAGGTGATGTCGCCGACCGCGTACGCCATCGGCTCGTGGTTGCCGAGGAGGATGCCGCGGGCGCGTGAGTCCCACCCGGCCATGACGTCGAGGAAGTAGATCACCGCGCCGGCGTGGGTCGCCTCGTGCGCGATCGTGCGGGTGGTGAGCTGACCCGTCCACAGCCGGACGACGAGCACCGGGCCGGGATCAGGCTGTGGCCAGGAGAACCCGGACGAGGTCTGCGTCGCCATGCCGCCGCCGATGTCGTCCGCGGGGTCATACTCGCGGCCACGCGCCTCCGTGTGCGCACGCGCCATCTGCGCCTGGTCGTCGTAGACGTGCACGAACACCTGGCGCCGCCGACCCGACGCCCGGGTGGCAACACGGAAGCGCGCGACCATCGTCATGAAGCTTCCTCCGCCCTAGGCTGCTGACGTGCTCGCCGACTTCCTCGCTGCAGCAGCGACGCCCGCGCCCACACTCGGGACCACTCACGACTCCTACTCGTGGTGGAGCGACATTTGGCTGCCCGGGCTCGTTGGTCTCGGTTCCGTCGCTGCGGCAGCTGCTGCAGTGCTCGTCGCGTGGCGGTCGAATCGGGTCGCGCAACGGGCCACCGCGGCTGCCGAGCGGTCTAACGAACTAGCTCACCAAGCACTCGCACACGAGCGCGCGCAGGCAAAGCTGACCGCAGAGCGAGTGGAAGCCGAAGCGAGGGCGCAATTCGCCGAGCGCGTGAACACGCGGTTCGAGGCCTTCTACCTGCTTCAGGAGTCGGAGTCCGATTCAGAACGGGAAGTCGTCGAAATCAGCACCTTGACGTTCGAAGCCATCGCGAATGGCTGGTCAGATCTGGACCTGAGTGACTGGCTCGAGTTCTCGTTGAGGGCAGTTCCGACGCGATCCGACAAGCGCCGTGAATACTTCGATGACCACCGAACGGCCCTTCGCACAATCATGGCCGTCTGGGTGAGGAACCCTGAAGAGCTGCGTAGCGACCGCGACTATTTCATGGAGTCGCTCCGCTCGAACTACCCCGAGGTGACGGACTGAACGGAGTCAGCCCCTACCGACAGGGTTCTTGCCCTTGCGCGCTCCGGATGAGTAACCGAAGACGTCCTCGAACCACTTCGAGACCGTCGCGTCGAGGTACGCCGCCGGGACCTTCCCACGTAGCTCACGCTTCAGCGCGGTCCACGGGTGCGGGCTGAGCCGCCATTTCGCGAGGCCCGGGCCCTTCGTCCAGTACCACTTGGGCCTAGAGGTAGCCGCGCGACCCCGGTCGGGGATCTGCGACAGCATCGATGTGTGCTGGGTTACTGGCCACCTGGCATCACCTCCTCGGCCCGCGCGAGGTATGTATCGGCGAGTGCTCGTAGCTGCAGGTTGGCGTCGACGTCAGTGCCGGTACGTTGACCGAATGGATGCAATCGCTTTAGGGCTGTCGATCTCGGCATTCGTGGTATCTCTCGGAGCTGCCGCTTTCACCGGGTGGCAGGCCATCACAGCGCACCTCGAACGGACACGTCCGAAGCCAGCGGCGCTGAGCCTGGTCGACGCATCACCGTATTGGGAGGTGGAGAACAGTGGCGGTTCCCTTGCCACCGGAGTGCGCTTGACTTTCACGTACGAGCTCGACCCGCGGCGAGGGGAAACAGCTGAAGCTCGTGTGCGAGGCGACATCCCTGCCGGTCAACGGCGACGAGTAGACGACTCGACTGAAGACGGGAAGCACTTCATCGTCACGGGTACGTTCGTCAAGCGCGCGAACGGTTCGCTAAGACGCGCCAATTCCGGGGAGATTGGCGACCGTATTCTCGCCAGGCAGGTGCGGATCTCCTGGATCGACTACCAGGGGAAGACCCGCAAGTCGACCATTCTCATCCCGTAGATGCTGGAGCGTCGGCCGTCGCGCAGATCAGCGCGCGGATCGCGGACGCCGGTGCGGTCGCGACTGCCGTGTACCGGATCGTCACGTCGCCCGTCGTTGGGAGCGCGTCGATCTGGACCGTGCCGAGCTGCGCGCCGTCGGGGTTCACGCCGGCGGCGGTGAGGACACCGCGGTCGAAGTCCGGTCCGAGGTTCAGCACGGCATCCTCCTCGTGGTCGGCCGGCGCCCGGCTGAGGTCCGCGTGTCACCAGCGGGTTCCCCAGGGGTGCGGCCTGATTGGTTCCGGCGATCGCGCCCCGGTGCGGATGAGGTGCGTGTGGGCGGTCGCCGGAAGTCAGTGGGCCGGACGCGCTCCCTAGCGGCGCCCGGCCCGGGATCCTTCGCCTCCGACGGCCGGGCGGATCATCCCGTGGCCCGGGGCAACGACGCCTCTCCGGGGGTACGACGAAGGCCCCCGACGCTGTGTCGAGGGCCTTCGGTGACGTCCATGCGGACGGGTTCGCTGGCGCAAGCATACACACTCGATGCGACATGCCGTCAACCGTGCGGATCAGCGTGTCGTGCGTGTGGCCTTCTCGTTGAGCTTGCGACGCCGATACTCGGCTTGGATGACCTCTCGTCGAACGTAGACGCGGCCGCGGAGCTTCGTGATGTTCATGCCGGCGGTGACGTAACGCTCGAAGGTCTTCGGGTCGATCTGCAGGTGCTCGCACGCCTGCTTCTTGGTCCACCACTCGCTGCGAGCCACAATCTAGGCCCGCTCATGTGAGAGATTGTCGCCATGACATCGAAAGCCCGCACTCAGCTCGGAGTCGTCCTCGGAGACGTAGACGCGCAGATCTCGCATGCCAAGTCCTTTTCGGGAGGAACTCGTGGAGCGCCGGCGGCTGTCGCGGGGGTCGCTCGTCCGGGCCGACCTTTCACTAGAGCTGCCACAGTTCTGCTCGCTGGGGCGGTCGAGGGTTATGTCGAGGCCGTCGTGTCGGAGACAGGTCGTGCACTCGGGCTGTCTGCTGAGCAGCAGAAAGATCTCGACCGGCAGATCGATCGCAGTCACGGGGCGAACGTGTACCACCTGCACCAACTCGCAGCACAAATCGGACTGCCTTTCGTCGCTGATGAGATCGGCTGGAAGGGTCTCCCAGCTGGCGGGGTTCGAAAGCTCCTGAAGGAGCTGGCAACGCGTCGGAACAGGATCGCTCACGGCAATGCGCCCAAGGAAGCTCAGCTTGCTGAGGTTGAGCGTTGGCGAAAGCGTGTCGAGCTCTTCGCCGATCGGTTGGATGCGAAGTGCAGCAAGCTTGTGAAGACGAAGACCGGCAGCCTGCCCTGGTAGGAAGGCCGCGCCGGCCTGGAGCAGGCTAAGCATTTCGCTCGGCGCGAAGATCGCGCAGGAGTTCTCGGACGCGCGAGATTGATAGGTGATCGGCTGCAGGTTCCTCGTGCCCGCAGTGCTCGCACCGCAGGACGAAATCCGTCACGTCCTCCGACGCCCACTCAGCACCGAACGTGAACCGGTCGCACACCGGGCACGCACGCGGCAGCACCTTCCGCTGACCGCGCGGGGCCCGCGGGTACTTCCCGAACAGAGGCCGAAAGATGTCGCCGATGTCCGTGACGAACGCCTCCCCACCGCCGTGCGCGAGGATCGCGTCCCAGCGGATCAGGAGCCAGGTGACGAGGATCTGCACGAGCTGCCCGGCGCCGGCTGGGGTCGCTTCCGCGCGGAAGCCCTGCTCGTCGTCGCCGCGTCGCCACACGACGACGACCGTGGCTGGCGGGTTCGCCTGCAAGGTGTCGGCCCAATAGGTGACCCACTGCACGAGGCGGGCGTACGCGTCGTCGGTGTCGTCGATCGCGTCGGCGCGGAACGGGAGCGGTGCTTCCTTCGACGCGGCCCGGGGCATCCCGTCGCTCATCGTGCCGAGAGAGGGGATCGCGAGGGCCCTCGCGTAGGCGATGAGGCCGGCAGCGTCGTTCAGGGTGCGGCGGGCCTGGACCGCGGCGAGGGCGAACGCAGTCTCCTCGTCGACCTCGGGGCTGATGGTGTCGGTCACGGTGTCTCCTTCGTGATCGGGGCCGCCCAGGGCGACGGGTGTGCGGGGAGCTGGTGGGTGGCGATCCACTGGATGCGGGTGTTGCGGTTCGCGACCCACAACGCGGTCCGGAAGGTGCGGACCATGCGGTTGGCGGCCGCGCTGATCGCCTCGACCATCGCGATAGCAGCGCGTCCGACGCTCTCGAGCGCCCGCCCGAGGGCCGCGAAGTCGATCGCGTTGACGGCTCGCCAGGCCTGGACAATCTCGGCGTTGCGGCGACGTCGGCCGCCGCGGAGCTTCATGCGGGGGAAGTTCTCCCGCGTGCGTGCGCGCCCCATCAGAACGGCGTCTCGTCGTCGTACGTCGCGCCGCCCTGCGGCGCCCACGCCTGGTCAGGCTCCGCGCTCGGCGTTGACCACGCCTGCCCGTTGCCCTGAGGCTGGCCGCCGCCGCGCTGCCCGCCGCCCGACGTCGCCCTCGTGACCTGCGCAGTCGCGTAGCGGAGCGAGGGGCCGATCTCGTCGACCTCGAGCTCGATGCTCGTGCGCTGCTGCCCCTCACGGTCCTGGTAGCTCCGCTGGCGGAGGCGGCCCTGCGCGATGACGCGGGACCCCTTCGTAAGTGACGCCGCGACGTGCTCAGCAAAGTCCTTCCAGACCGACGCCCGGAGGAACAGCGCGTCGCCGTCCTTGAACTCGTTCGCCTGCCGGTCGAACGTGCGGGGCGTCGACGCGATCGTAAAGTTCGCCACCGCCAGCCCGTTCTGCGTGTACCGGAGCTCGGGGTCAGCGGTGAGGTTCCCCACCACGGTGATCACGGTCTCGCCAGCCATCAGTTCCTCGTCTCTGCCGCCGTGGCGGCCTTCTTCACGCCGGACCACTCGAGGGCCCGGTCGATTGCTTTGTCGAGCTCGTCGCGGTGCTGCATGGCCTCCGCGATGGTGAGCTGCACCTGTCCGGTGCCTGCCGCGATGCTCACGCCGCCGAAGTCGTCCGCCCAGACATCGGCGATGGTCTCGGTCTTCGTCCTCGTCACGCCCATCAGTCGGCCGCCTCGTACGGCTCGCGCAGGTACGCGAGCAGCTCGAGCACGGAGGCGTTCGGCCAGGCTGACGTCGTCTCCTGGTTGCCGGCGTACGTGAGGTCGATGCGGGTCACGATCTCGTTGAGGACCTCGGCACCGGTGTGCCGGTGCGGCCTCAGCCGATCGAGGATCGCGACGCGGTCCGGGAAGTACCGGTAGACCGTCCCGATCGAGCAGCCAGCGATCCGCGCGACGTCCGCCGTCGTGAACCGGTCGATGCCGATCTCAGCGATTGCCCGCGCCGCCGCCTCCTCGATGCCCTGCAGCCGCTTCGTCGACCGTGCCTGCACCGGCTCGTTCCTCAGTTCGATCGTCATGCGTCACACACCTGCCATTCGTCACGGTCGAAGACGCTCACGGCGCCGCCGACCTCTACCTGGATCCCGCCACGTGCCCGCCCGCGGTACTCCCCGCGGACCAGCTCGTAGTCCCACTTGCCATCGATGAACGACCAGCGGATGAGCTCCACCTGCTGGCCAGCCCGTAACTGCAGCGGAGCGGGCTTCTGCACCTTCACGCCCATCAGGCGGCCTCCGTTCCGTCGAGGGCCACCGCGCCGTATGGCGACCACGTCCTGTCCTTCAGGCGCGCGTACTGGCCCTGCCAGATCAGCGACACCTCCCCGTTCTCCCCGTGCCGGTTCTTCGCCACCGCCACGGTCAGGTCGTCCGGCTTCGTCCGGTCGTACGACAGCAGCAGCACCACGTCCGCGTCCTGCTCGATCGACCCGGACTCGCGAAGGTCCGACAGGATCGGCACCCGCGACTTCCGGCCCTCGACCAGACGGTTCAGCTGCGACAGGGCGATCACCGGGACGCCGAGCTGCTTCGCGAGCTTCTTCAGCGACCGCGACAGCTCCGATACGAACTCTTGCCGGGACTGCTGCGGCGCCGCGCCCTCGATGAGCTGCAGGTAGTCGACGACGACGCCGGCGAGCTCCCCGCGGCGCGACACCGACCGGATGTACGCCCGCATCTCCGCGAGTGTCGTCGAGCGGTCGTCGATGAAGATCGGCGCGCCCTGCATCTTCTGCCGGGCGATCGCGACCCGCTTCCACTGCTCCTCGTTCAGCGTGTGGTTCCGGAGCGACTTCATGTGGACCTCGCCGAACTGGGAGATCAGGCGCAGCTGCAGCTCGTCCTCCGACATCTCGAGCGAGACGTAGACGACCATCCCTCGGCGCGCGAGCATCGTCGCGAGGTTCATCCCGAAGATCGTCTTCCCCTCGCCGGGCCGGGCCCCGAGCACGATGAGGTTGCCGCCAGCGAGACCGCCGATGACCTTGTCCAGCGACTCGAAGCCCGTGGACACGAACTCCGGCTTCTCGTCGAGCCGGTCGATCGTCGCGGCGAGCGTGTCACCGACCGGGTGCACGTCGACTCGGGTGTTCTTCGCGACCTGCTCGAGCTCCTGCTGCGCCTCGTCGACGAGCTTCAGCGGGTCACCCTCCGTCGACGACCCCATGCGGTTGATCCGGATCCCGGCGTCCTGCAGGCGGCGACGGATCGCCTTCTGCCGGACGATGTCCGCGTGGTACCCGACGTTCGCCGTCGTCGCGACGAGCGACGTCAGCTGGAACAGGTACGCGTCGCCGCCGGCCCGGCTGATCTGCCCGGTCTTCTCGAGCTCGTTGACGACCGCGAGGGTGTCGGACGGCTCGTCGCGCTCGGCGAGGGCGGCCGCGGCACGAGCGATGAGCTCGTGCTTCGGCTGGTAGAAGTCCGCCGGGGTGAGCACGTCGAGCGCCGTCCAGATGGCCTCGCGGTCGAGGAGCATCGCGCCGACGACGGTCTGCTCAGCGACCTGGTCGTACTGCTGCACGTCATGCACGAGCCATCACCTCCTGCCTCCACTCCTCGTCGTGCGATCGCGCGTCCCACTCGTCGACCGTGACGCCGTGCGCTTCGCACCACGCGGCCTTCTGCTCCGCGAGCAGCTCCTCCGTCGCGTTCGTCGACGCCGGCCGCGGCTTCCATCCATCTCGCTCGGCGAACTCTTGCTTCCGGCGCATCCCGTTGCGCCACGTCGCGACCCAGTCCTTCATCGGCTTCCCGACCCCGCGCCAGTAGTCGGCCCACTCGCCGAGGGCCGCGTCGATGTCGACGGCCGGGACCTCCTCCCTCGCCCAGGCCCGCATCTCGGGCGAGATCCCGAAGTCGTCCGGGATGGTCCGCGCCCGCGCGGACTCTTTCTTCTTCTGGGTCTTGATAGGAGGAACATTCCGTCGATCGACGCCGTCCTGATCGTCGATCGACGGCGTCATGATCGTCGATTGACGGTCTCCATTCCGTCGATCGACGGACTCGACGTCGTCGCCGTCCACTACAGCCCGCCACGACTGCGTCCGGTCGTAGTTCCCACCGATTCGGTGCTCCGTCGACTCGAGGTATCCGGCCTTCCGCATCGCGGTCGTAGCCTTGAACACCTGGTCCGCGGTGAGGCCGACCTCTTCGCCGATCTGGTCGTTCGACGCTCGCCACCACGAGGTGCCCTGCTCGTCGACGAGCCGCTGTCCGCCGTCCGCGCAGCGGAAGTGGATCCGCGTCCACACGAGCGCGTTGTTCGCTCCTCCGAGGCGCTGCACGAGCGCCGCGCGCACCATCACGAAGTCGTGCGCGGTCACCTCGCCCGCTGGCACTCCGGTCATCGTTCTTCGTCCTCTCGTTCGTCCATCTCGCCCGCCTCGATGCGGGTCCTCATGCCCTCGGCCATCGCCGCGAGCAACGTGTTCCGGTGGCACTCCCACCGCGCCAGGTGCGCCAGCACCGCGGTCCTGCTCAGGCCAGCCATCAGCCGTCCTCACATCCGCACGGTTTCTCGAGCCAGCACTCCGTGCACACCTCGGCGCCCGGGCGCGGGTCCCACCCGCTGGCCGGGCACACCTCGTGCACCCACACCCGCCGCCCGTCGATCTCCTTCGGGACGATCTGCTGTCCGACCTCGATCGGCTCCAGGCAGTCGCGGCAGTCGCCACCGTCGAACTGTGCAGTGATCGCCATCACGACCACCCCGCCGCAGCCGGGTACACAGGGACCACCTGGCCGTCGTCGCGCAGCAGCACCGCCCCGTGCACCGCATGCCGCACCTCGGCGAGCTCCGGGTCCGCGGAACCGCTGATCTTGATGCCCCGGCGGTAGGCCTCCGCCTGCCACTCCGAGTCCGACTCGATCAGCCCGTTCACGTTCGACTCGAGCCACACCAAATTCGACAGGCGGTGCAGGGACGGGCGTCCTCCCATCCCTCGGCCGGCCCGGTGCTGCGGGACGAGGGTGTCGCCCTCGTTCCCGGTCCATGCCGAACGGCGCCCGTCACGCGCTTCGAGCGCTGCGAGGAGCGGCTTCGGGGTCTGGTCAGCCACGGCAGCCCCGCACTACGGTGGCCGTATGGCTGGAAGCGGCAAGCGCAGAGAGACCCGGATCGTCGGACTGCCCGGCTTGGGTACCGTGGTGTACCAGGTCACGTACACCGTGCTCGCGAACGGCACCCACGACTACGAAGTCCTGCAGGAGGCCCAGACGGGCAACCCGCGTCGCTCGCTCACGGAGGACGAGCGTGATCAGCTGCGCGCGCAGGAGAACCTGCTGTAGCCGGATCACGCCGCCACCGCCTCCGGCTCGCCGATGACCTCACGCTCGACGTCCGAGAGCTCGTAGCCCCACGACACCAGCAGCTCGAGGTACGGCTTCGCCGAGTGGACGAGCTGCCAGCCCTTCCGGTCAAACTCGTGAGCACCCTCCACCGCGCCGACCGCGAGAGCGACAGCAACCTGCGTCGCGCGAGTCGGGTGGGCAGCGACATACTCGACCAGGTCGTGCTTGCCGAGGCCGTTCTCCGACCGCTCGATGCCCAGGAGACCGAGGACCGTCCCCCACGGGTATCCGTACTGGTTTACGAACGCCTGCTGGACCGAGAGCAGCTCCCAGCCCTTCGGCATCGTCTTCCGCTGCAGCAGCTCCTGCAGCCATGAGACCCGCACTGCCGTCGCCGCGGTCCACGCCTTCGTCGCCTCCCGAGCCTTCCGGCGCTCCTCCTTCGCCGCGGCCTGCTCCTCGGCAGACAACTCCACGGGGGTGTCTCGCAGCGAGTAGTGCCACCAGCCGTGCTCGAGCACCGCGGAGCGCTTCACCGCGTAGCCGATCGAGAACGTGTCGGGCTCCTGCTTGTACTCACCGCCGGACATCCCCCACCCGCCGTGTGTGCGCTTCGCAAACGCCAAGACATCGTGTGGAGCCTCCGCCAGCGCCACCGCCGCATCGAGGTCGCCCCCATCACGGGAGGCGTCGACGTGCGCGAGGTCCAGCAGCTCCTTGTCGTCGTACGTCGGCGCTTGCTCGAGCAAGGGCAGGCCCTGCTCACGGATCTCGTCGCGCACTCGCTCGAGCTCCGCCTCCACATGCCGGTCGTTCCGGAGCTGCTGCGCCAGGTGCTCCACACCGCGCCCACTGTCGATCTGCGCGAGCAGACGAGCAGTCGCCCCCTCGTCGTCCGCGAACTCAGCGAGCAGCAGCGCGTCGTCGAGCGCCAGCTGACGATCGCGCATGATCGACGTCGTGGACTCGCTGCCGGCGACTGTCAATGCCGCGTCGACGGCCTTTCGCTTCGTGCCGGTCTTCCGGGCGATCGCCGCCGCACTCACGCCGAGCTGCTGCAGCTCCTTCATCGCGAGCACCTGCTCCACGTCATCCAGCTCCGCGCGGTGTTCATTCACCACGACCTGGTCGACGATCCGCGCGGCGTCCTCAAGCGGCGCCACAACGAACACCGGGACCTCCGCGACACCGGCCTCCACCGCTGCGAGCGTCCGCCGCTGCCCGTCCACCACGCGGAGCCCGTCCACGGCCTCCTGCGCCGTGATCGGTACGAGCACGCCGTGCAGCTTCACCGACGCGACGAACTCCCTCGTCACCTTCGTGTTCGACCGGACGTTCGCCGCCACGATCAGCGTCGCCGGGTCCACCCGCACGACCGTTCCCTGCTTGCTCATGTCACTTCTCCTGGTTCTCGAGCGCCGCGGCTTCGCGACGCATGTGGTTGATCTCGATCCGAGCCGCGCGGAGGGCGCGCTCGGTGATGACGGCCAGGGCCTGCTGCAGCTCCGCCGCCTCGGTGATGGTCCGGAGCGCGTCGTCGAGGACGCGCTTCCCCCGAGGCTTCGGCTCCTCGGCCACCTCGGTGGCCATCTCCTCGTGCGGCTCGTCACCGACCGGGTCCGGCGACGCCACGGCATCGCGCTGCTCCTGCAGCTCCGCCTTCTTCCGCGCCCGGTACTCGCGCTGGTACTGGTTCTGCGCCTCCGTGCACGACCGTCCGTCGACGCTCCGCGGGCACGTCGCCGAGTCCTTGCAGCCGCGGGCGTAGCCCCACGTCGTGCCATGCCGCAGGTCCTGCTCCGCGACGGCCGGCGTCGTGGCGACCTCCGCGGGTGCCGCCGGTTCCGGTGCAGCCGCGGGCACGCCCTGCTGCTTCCGCTGCGCCCGCTTCGCACGAGCTACCCGTGGCAAGACTGCCGGCGGCGCCGTCCGTTCCTCGGCCTCACGCTCGAGCATCTCCACCTCGCGGTCCTTCGCCACCGCCTTGCTGTAGCCGAACTCCATCCGCGACCGGGACTTCGCCGTCATGCACGTCTGCGCCCACCGGCCGTCCTTCCCCGGGCAGCCGCCCAGGGACCGACAGCCCGCCTCGAAGCCTGCCGTCGTGCCGTGCGGCACGCCGTCCTCAAGTAGGTCCGCGCCGTTCACGCCGCATCACCGCCCCGCACGAGGGGGTTGGCGACGACGGGGGTCGTGTGTACGTTGAGCCTCACAACGACGCCCCAGGGGGAACCATGCAGCGACTGACCTACGCCGGCACCAGCTTCGTCATCGACGACGAGCTCTTCGACCTGATCATGCGCGTGTTCGACGTGATCGACATCACCGGCGGCACGTTCACGGTCGAGGTTCCCGTGCACTTCGGTGACGGCACCAGCAGCACGCGCACCCGCCTCCGTCTGATCCCCGGCGCTGCATGGGTGGCGTACGCCGAGGAGCTGCCCCGTCTCCTCGACAAGGACCCGGTCGGGACCGATTCCGCGAAGAATGGCATCAACGGGTTTCTCCAGTCCTCGCTCCGGAGCGACCAGATCGTTCAGAACCGGCTCGCGCAGCACGGCTACTTCGCGCACTGACCCGCTCACGGCTGAACCTCGACGGTCACCATCGAGTCGACCGTCACCAGCTGCCGCGCACCGATCGACCCCGACAGCCGCATCACCACCGACGTGATCGGCTTACCCGTCAGCCCGGCGTCGTGCGACACCGACAGGACCTCGCCCTGCCGCTCGTCGTCGAGCCCGTGCTTCGGGACGACGACCGTCTTCCCGAGCGCGTCCGACCCCAGGTCGCCCGCGTAGCACTTCCGTTCGTCAGCCATCTCCGCTGACCTCCTACCTCTGCTCCGGGACGTGCCCGTGAGCCTGGAACTGATCCGCCGCGCGCTGATCGGCGCGGTCGGTACGGTGGTTGTCGCCCGCCGCAGCGAACGTGTCGAGGAGCTTCCGGAGCCACTGCTCCCGCTTCTCCGCGACCAGCAGCTCGAGCAGCAGCCGGTGCCCCTCGTCAGAGCCCTCCGCCATCTGCTGCGCCAGCGCCCTCGACGTCTTGTGCGCCGCGACCTCGCGAACCGTCGTCGACGCGATGTGGTGCTCGTACTTCGCCTTCGCCGTCGCGTACGCCTCGCCCGCCTCACGGAGGAACTGCGCAACCTCGAACCGCATCGCGATGAGCTGCGCCCCGTACGAGCCGCTCTTCGTCCGCGCAACCGCGTCCGCGAGCGCCCGGTGCAGGGGGTCCGTGTGGTCCGGCCGGTGGATGCCGACCGTGGCGAGCACGTAGGCGATCTGCGGGTCGAGGACCGGACGGTCGGTGACCTCGCCCGTGCCGGCATCCACCGCGCTCACCGGTCGTACCCGCTGCTCGGCGCCGCCTGCTCGACTTCAGCACCCTCGAGCACCGCTGCCTGACCGTCACCGGCCTCCGGAGCCGACTGCGGCACTTCCGCAGTCGCCCACTCCGTGGTCCCGGAGTCCGGCTGCTGCTCAGCCCACGGCTCCGTCGCCGACTCGGGACCTCGCGACTGCGCCGCGGTCACGGCCGCCCGCATCCGGTCCCGCAACTCGGGAGACTGCTCGTGCTTCGGAACCCGACGCCACAGAGCGTTCGCGCCCTCCTGCGTCGTCAGCTGGTCCGCCTCAGCGAGCCAGTTCTTCCCCGACGCCTGCGGACGCTGCGGCTGCGGTCGAGCAGCAGGACGAGCTGAACCGGCGTCCTCCGACTCGCGAACGACGTCCGAGTGCTGACGTGAGCCCATCGCGGTGCCCTGCTCGATACCGAGCCGGGACCACATCGCGTCGACCGTCCAGCCCTGAACATCGGTCGGGCCCTCGAGCGGCATGTGCGCCGACCTCACCCCGGTCAGCAGGAACTTCCCGCGCTCCCGCATCTCGACGACCCAGTTCACGTCGAACGGCAGCGACTTGTGCCCCTGCACCTTCCACGTGCGCTCCGCGGTCGGCTGACCGCCGTCCATCACCGCGACCTCGTCGAGACGCGCGGTGATGAGCACGGGACCGTCGTGCGAGCGGAGCACGTCCATGACGTCCTTCCACTGCTGCGCGGCGACGTTCCACAGGTCCATCGAGATCGTGTAGTCGTTGTTCGCGTTCTTCCGACCCTTCGCGCGCCGGTTCGCTGCGACCTGCGCGTTGTCCTTCAGCAGGTCCCAGAGCCGCGTCCCCGAGTCGACGACGATGAGGTTGGGCTTCTCGCCACGCGGCTCGGCCACTGCGTCGCGGACGGCGCCGAGGATCCCCTGGTACGAACCGTCGTGCACGACGATCTCGAAGTCCGCGCCCGGCACGACGCCGTACTCGTCGGGATCGTCCTCGCCGATCCCGATCCACAGCGTGCGGTCGACCAGCGGAGACGCTGATGCCTGCGCGCATGCCCACGACTTGCCCGTCTTCTCCTTGCCCGCCAACAGGCCGATCGGCCAGGACGGCAGCCCCGTGGGCTTCCTCGTCTGCAGCGCCATCTACTTCGTCTCCTTCGTTCCCTTGGCCGCGGTCACCCGCAGCGCCGCCTTCTTCACCACGACCCGCTCCGTCCGCGCCTGCACGACGAAACCGGTCTCGTGCGCGTCCACGAGCAACTGCTCACGCGCCAGCGCCTCCTGCGCCTGCGCGACGTCGTGCTGCGCCTGCTCGAGCCGCTCGTACAGCCCCGCCGGCGCCGCCTCCTTCGCAGCCACCTGGTCGAGTTCGAACACCGGCTTCTCCTCGACGACCGCCGGCGAGAACGACACCCGAGCCAGCGGCGTCTCCTGAACGAACGACTCGTCCGACTCGATCCGCTCGAACATCGCCCGGAACGCCGGCTCCTTCAGCGCCTTCGCCTGCTTCTCGAGGTCCAAACCGCGGAGGTAGTTCACGGCGAGCGTGTCCAGCTCCTCGTCCACCACCGGACCCTCACCAGAACGCGCCGCAGCCAGAGCCGCGTCGAGCCGCTCGAGGAAGTGATCCGCGAGGATGACGAGCTCCGCGAACAGGTCCGCCTCGAACTCGATCCACTGCGTCGGGACGAACAGGTCCAGCGGCTCGGGCTCCTCGTACCGGCCACCACGGTCCAGCCAGTCGCCGTCGTGCTGCTCCCACGCGTACAGCGACCCAGTCGCGCCGAGCACGCCCATGACCCACTGCTGCTGGATCGCGTAGCCCTTCTTCCGGTACGCGTCGGTGCCGGGAGCGATGTCGACTCCGGACGTCTTGATCTCCGCGACGACAAGGCCCCCGTCGGCCGCGACAGCGATGCCGTCGGGCGACGCGAGGTGCCGGGCGTTCGACGCCGAGCGGAACACCCGCGACTCGGGCAGCATCCCAAACGTGTCGCGCAGCTGCTCGGCGATGATCGGCTCCCGGGTCTTCCCCCACGCCGTGTACCGGTTCCCGACGAACGTCGACGCGGCCGCAGCCTCCCGGTCCTCCGGCGTCGCCGCGAGCAACAGCGCCAGCTTCTCCTCGATCAGCGACTCCGCCGACCGACCGCCGAGACCGCGCGCTCGCAGGTACAGGTCGCGCACCTCCGTCGCGGTGACGCCCTGAGCGCGCTCGTACAGCCACTGCGTGCGTTCCGTGTCCGGAGCTCCGGCACGCGCCTCGAGCTCGACGGGGAGCGCCGCCGTCGCGATGCTCACTCGGCGTCCTCATCGAAGATGCCGAGCGTTTCGTTGCCCGTCCGCACCTGGTACGCCGACTGCTGCAGCGCCGTGGCCGCCTCGACGCCATCGCCCGTCATCGGCTCGATGTGCACGGCCTTCACCCGCGACTGCCGGCCGTCTGCCGTGTCCAGGTGTCCGATGACCTCGTACGTGACGATCGCCGTCACCTTGTGCCCCAGCTGCGCAGCGGCCAGGGTTTCGTCGACCTCGGTCTCCTGCAGGCCGTCCCGAGTCTCCTCGAGCTTCAGCTTCATGATCTGCACGCTCACGACGCGCTCCCTTCGTAGGTCGGCCAGGACACGGCGTCCATGGCCTCGATCTGCTTCTTGCTCGGGTCGCCGTCGATCGGCGATCCGATGGACCGGGCACCCATCGCCGCGAGAGCGAGAGCGTCGGCCACGTTGTGGTCCCGGATGTTCAGATCCGGGTGGCGGGTCCGCATGGTCGCGAGCACCGCCCGTTTCTGCGCGTTGCCGTCCTCGGCCGCGTACTTCGCACGGGTCCGTGGCTGTACGACGACGACCTCGTGGCCGCGCTCGAGGAGCGGGCCGCGGACCATCCACCGCTGCGCGTGCCGCTCGTCCGGCTTCCCGAACCGCGACCCCCACGACGGCCCCTCGAGGACGACGAGCGCTCCAGCCGGCACACGGCCGAGCACGCCGCTCGCGGTCGCCTTGATGCGCCGCCAGGAGCGCAACGGGTCGTCCGCGGCGTCCGCGTCGACGCGGTGCAGGAACACGTGGCCCGCGCGGATTACCGCGACCCCCGTCCCGGTCAGGGACAGGTCGAGCCCGACGACGATCACGAGTCGCACCGAAGGTGGTGGAACGTCCACCGCAGCGGCACCAGCCCGGTCGCCTTGCACACCGCGCACGCCTGCGGCCGCTGCCTGCTCTGCACCCAGGCCGCGTGCTCGTCGCAGAGCAGGGCCGTCGCGCCGCAGCTGTTGCAGCGCACACCCCACTCCGACGGCTTCGCGCAACGCTCGACAATCTCCGGCGTCCGCTGCGTCCGCTTGTCGCACTGCGGGTAGTCGGCGAGCACCGTGCGCAGGTGCTGCGGGAGCTCCACGGCGCTCACCGGTCCTGCTCCGGCGTCGTCGCCATCCGGATGCACCCGACAGCCCAGAAGCCGATGATCGCGACCCACTGCCCGCCCGCCGCCGGCGCCTCCGCGAACCACGCGACGAGCGCGATCACGCAGCCCGCGACGAACCACGGCATGCCACGAGCGACGACACGGCGACGCCGCTCCTGGTCGGTCTCCGGTCGGCGCACGAGCTGCACCCACCGGTCCGCCGGGTAGCCGACGACGCGCTTCTCACCCCAGACGTTCCAGAGGGTGAGCTGCACGCCGCCGTCGACCTCGACGATCGAGTGAACCCGCCACATGCCGCCGTCCTCTTCGAGGACGACGTCATCGCTGACGAGCTGGTGGGCCCGCCGCAGACCGGCAGGAGGCATGGGGGTAGTACGGAACATGGGTCGTTGCCCTTCGAGAGGAGTGATCCCGCCGGGAGTCGGAAGCCCGGCGGCAGAAGATCAGGGAGAGGTCAGGCGGTCCGAGTGCGGGCCGCCGAGATCGGCGTCACGTTGGACTGCCGGTGCGTGCACAACTCGTTCCGCACCCACGCCTCGAGGCACGTGTCCTCGATGCGCCAGGAGGCGTTCTTCTTGCGCTGGGAGCCGTGGAGCTCACCGGACCGGCACGCCTCTGCGACGGTCTCCGGATGCCGGCGGGCCTCCACCGCGGCCTCGCGGACGGTGAGCCAGACCATCAGGCCACCAGGCCCGTCGGCTCGACCGGCACGAGGCCCGCGGTCGCCCCGAGACGATCGACGTAGAACAGCGAGTCGATCGACACGGACGGGAACGCGAGCTTCACACGGGCGATGAAGACGCTCGACGGTGCGACGTCTCCCTTCATCACGCGGTGGAGCGTGGCGGTGTCAACGCCGAGCAGGCGGGCCAGGTCGACGTTGGACTCGAGCTCGTGCGCCTTGCGGAGCTCGTTGAGCTTCATGACGTTGAGCCGCATCTTCGGCGGCTCTGCGTTAGTGCGGAGGTTCTGCATGCGGACATAGTAGGCACGGATCTGCACGGATGCACGGCTTATGCATGCACCTCTCATCGGCGTGTCGCATAAGTTCCGCATGCCTGCAAGGTTGTTTCGGGTCAAAGACGTTGCACGCGTGCAACGCTTCGGTTAGCCTCGGTGCGTGAACGAAACCGACTGGCCTGCATACCTCTCCGCGCTCTCGACCAACCAGTCGGAGATCGCCCGAGCCGCAGACGTCCACTCCGGCACCGTCAGCCGCTGGTTCTCCCGCTCTTCCCACCCGCTCGCGCCACAGGTGATCGCCGTCGCGCGCGCCTTCGGGCAGAGCCCCGTCATCGCCCTGCTCGCCGCCGGCTACCTCACCCGCGACGAGGTCGAGGGCGCTGTCACGCTCAGCCCCGGCATGACCCTCGCCGAGTTCTCCGAGCTCGACATCGCGCAGGAGCTCGTTCGCCGCATCGAAGCCGGCGAAGCCACCGAGCTGTCCGAAGCTCCCCTCGAGGTCGACCACCCCGCATGGGCGAATGTCGGCGGCGGTCCCCAAGATGAGGCAACCGAGGGATCTCCCGTCGAGATCGCACGCCGGAACTTCGAGAGAGAGCTCGAACGCGCCGGCCTCACCTACGAAGACCTCGGCTACGCGGCGAAGACCGACGCTCGGGAGGTAGAGGAGGATCAGCACACCCCATGACGGACCTGTACGACCCGCGTCAGCATGCGGCGGACCTGGGGGTTCCGATCGTCGAGCACCCGCTGCGCGCGGACCTCGGTCGCTACATCCCGGCCCTTCACACCATCCTGATCCGACCCCGCATGCGCGCCGCCCTCGAGCGGTCCGTCATCGCCCATGAGATCGTCCACGCCGAGCGTCGCGAGTGCCAGACCGGCGTCCCGATCCTCGACCTCCGCATGGAGCGCAACGCCGACACCACGGCGTCGCTCCGCCTCATCGACGAGGACCGCCTCATCGACCTGATGCAGTGGTCCCCCGACCCCGGACGCTGGGCCGTCGAACTCAGCGTCACCGCGGACATCCTCGAAGCCCGCATCGCTCACCTGCGACGGCACCGACTCAGAGAGGCCGGCTGATGGCCTGGACCGAGAAGCTCCCCTCCGGGCGCTGGCGCGGCGCATACCGCCTCGGCGACGGCTCCAAGCGGTCCGCCGGGACCTTCGACCACAAGCGCGCAGCGATGAACGCGGCCGCCGCCGCCGAGCAGGAAGCGCAGGCCCTCGGATGGCGTGACCCTCGGGCGGGCGCTCGCACGTGGGCCGACTGGGTGAGCGAGTGGTGGCCGACACGCGCCGTCGAGCCCTCGACCCTGCTCCGTGACGAGTCGCGTAGGACGAAGCACCTCGACGACCGGTGGGGTGCTGTCCCGCTCGTCGACATCACACGGCACGACGTGAAGGCGTGGGCCGCCGAGCTGCTCGTCGGCGGGATGGCCGCCGCGACCCGGGATCGCTGCGTCGCGCTCCTGTCCGCTTCGCTCGTCGCCGCGGTCGACGCGGAGATCATCTCTGCCAACCCAGCTGCACGGCTCCGCCTGTCGAGCGCCGATAACACCCGCGAGCGGTACCTCACCAAGGACGAGGCGTTCCGGCTCCTCGAGGAGATCCCCGAGGGTATCCCCCGTGCCATGGCCGCGATGCTGTTCGGCACCGGCGTCCGATGGGGAGAGGCCGCCGGAGCCACCGTCCAGCGCCTCGACAGCGACGCCGGCGTCTTCCGTGTCGCCGAGACCTGGGACGACAAGCTGAAGCAGCCGAAGGACTACCCGAAGGGACGCCGACGTCGCAGCGTGCCCGTGCCCGACTGGACGCTCGACTACCTCGAGCCCCTCGTCGTCGCGCGGCGACGCGGGTTCATCTTCCTCAGCACCGACGGCACCCCGCTCGACCACCACAACTACCGGCGCCGCATCTGGATCCCGGCCGTGACGCGCGCCGGCCTCGACGACGTGCACCTGCACGACGCCCGCCACACCTACGCGTCGTGGCTCATCCAGGACGGCGTCCCGCTCGAGGAGGTCGGGCGACTCCTCGGCCATGTCTCACCGCTCACCACGCGGCGGTACGCGCACCTCGCCGAGACACCGTCGGCCGCGGTGCTCGGCGCGCTCAGTCGGCCCGAGCCGCGTGGGGCAGACGTGGGGCAGGGCGAGACTGGCATCGGCGGGAACGTGCTGCAGTTCCGACCCCGTCGAACGGGCTAGATGCCGCACCAGCCCTGACGAGTACCGGCATCGACTGGAATCCCCTGGTCAGCACCGGATTCCACCTCGACGCACTTTTAATCCGAGGGTCGTGGGTTCGAGCCCCACGGGGCCCACCGTTCCTGAACACCGGCTTTTCATCCGAGGGTCGTGGGTTCGAGCCCCACGGGGCCCACCTGACCCCGGTCGCGTCGCGCACTCACTGACAGGCCACTCCGATGTACTGCCGTACAATCCAGGCGTGGCTCGACGAACCGACGGCGGACGGCCCGACGTTCCTCGGTCCTTCCCCACCAGACGCTTCCGCAACCGACGCACCCTCCCCATGGTGGCGCTCGGTGCGATGGCCGTCGGCACCGCCGGTCTCCTCGTGATGCTGCCCGCCGTGTCGAACGCCTGCCAGGTGGCACCGGACACCGCCCTGGTCCCCGCCGATCGCGTGCGGGACGCAATCGCTCCGGGATCGGACGTCCTCATCGTCGGCGACTCGTACACGAAGGGCAGCGGGTCGACCCGGAGCGAACACGGTTGGGCGCAGGACATCGTCACGGACCTCGGCTGGGACGCCACGATCGACGGCCTGGGCGGCACCGGGTACGTCAACACCGGCACCTACGGCTCGTCCCGCGTGACGTTCTCCGCGCGGATCGCGGCACATCGCGACCTCGACCCCGAACTCGTGCTCGTGCAGGGCAGCCAGAACGACTGGCTCGTCGGCACCGACCAGCTCCGGACGACCGTCGAGTCGACGCTGCGCGAAGCCGAGCGCCAGTGGCCGGATGCCGTCATCGTCGCCATCGGTCCGTCGGCCCCGCAGCCGCGCGCCGAGGCCACCGGGGGGATCTCCTCGGCGGTCGCAGCCGGGGCGAAGGCCGCGGGCGTGACCTACATCGACCCGCTCGAGCGGCAGTGGTTCACGACCATGAACAGCCCGGGGTTCGCGGCGTCGGACGGTCAGCACCTCAACGACGTCGGGTACCAGTACCTGGCGGACAAGGTCGCGGACGCCCTGGATGACCTCGCCGCGCCGTCCGACGAACCACAGTGCCTCTGA